TAGCGTAAGAGATACCGTCTGACTGTAGGTTGCTGTCGGCTATCCTGTTTGCCTCATCCTTGGTACAGGCGGTGTATTTTTGTGTATAAATTTCTTGTATTAGGATGAAATCGTTATATTTGTGATATGAAAACAAAGTCATTTAAAATACTTGATCAGTACTTTCTTCGGTTTTATAGATCTATTATGTCTAAGAACGGCAAGAGAAGGAAACATACGATCGTGGACAAGAATGATATTCTCGAATGTCAGTCCTTGATATGGAAGGTCATACGTGATAAGTATCTGGATAATGAGGGTGGGGTTTATATAAACAACATCGGTTATCTGTGCCATAAGATCAATCCTAATCGTAAGATATATCTAAATAAGCTTACCGGTACTATTAACAGACGTGGAACTGGTGGATATTCTTATGTCCATACGTGTATTGATTTTATGCCTCGGAACAAGTATTTCCATCTCTATATTTCTCCGGCGTTGAATAAGGAGTGTAGATTGGCTATGGAATCAGGTAGGAGGTATAAGTTCTTGTACCGGGAGGTTGAGTCGGAGAGTAAGGTATTTGGAGTTAAATGGGTTTATAAGCTGTAGAAGTTTTTGTGATCCAGTTAGCCCGTGAGGGTAGACTGGATTTTTTTTGTATCACGGATTCAAATACATATCTTTGTGCAAAAGACTTAAATATGACTATAAAAGGGTTATTGGCCGAGATCAAGGCCGATTTACATAAATACGATGATAGCGGGGCTATAGATACCTCGTCTGTTTATAGGTGGGCTGAGATCGCCTTGAAAAGGTTCGGGGGTGTTATAGCGGTCATGTCCGAGGCGGTTGTCAAGACCAGTAATAAACAGGCGGTATTGCCTTCCGATTTTTTCGACATGCTTGACGCCTATAGGTGTGAGCCTCTTATCTGTGAGATTCCTGGCGGCGACAAGGCTAAGGCTGACCTCCAACACGAGATCGGCTGGGTCGAGCGCACCGAGCGCGGTTTCCGTTGGAACTCCTGCACCGAGTGCTGTAAGGAGGAGTTTGAGAAGACGATCACGGAGAGGATATATATCGGGTCTCACGAGGTTCGTTTCCATTATCATCATCCCGTAAGGTTATCCATAGGTCGTGGGTTGAGGCGTGATTGCGCCGCCGACAAGTATCGGGATAAGTACGATTGGGATAATTATGATATAACTATATCCGGCAATACTATGTATACCGGGTTTGACGGGTTTATTTATATCATATATCGTGCTACGCCTAAGGACGATGACGGTCTCCCATATATACCTGAAACGGCGTTAGGATACCTTGAGGATTATGTCGAGACGTATATCAAGATGAAGATCTTCGAGAATGCCGCTGTGAATGGCTTGATACAAGGCGCTGGTGATGCTTATAAATTATATGCTCAGCAGGAGCCGGGTAAGTTCGCTAGGGCTATGAAAGAGCTTAAGATGTCGATGATTACCTTGAATGATTATCGGGAGCTGGCTGAGGATAATAGGAGGAGGATGCTGTCTCATGAGCGTATGTGGCCCAACGCTTTTGATAAGTATATTAAACTGGTTTAACAAAATACGATGATATGGCTGATTGGATACATTTAGATAAGACAAGTGGTACCGGTCCTGCTGAGGTTAGGGTTACCGCTGATATCAATGAGACTGGAGAGATACGTCAGGCTACGTACAAGGTTATAAAAGAAGGCACCAAGGAGGAGAAGACGTTCGTGTGCAGGCAGGAGTCGGTCCCGGTGGTTATTATCCCGGAGTTCGACTACCTAGTGCTTAGGTATATCTGGGCTGACGAGGACGGCATTGACTTTGACACGGCTACCGGTTTCGATAACACCGGCCTCCCGGATGTTGACGGCAAGCTGGTTGGTTGGAGTAAACAGTACCAGACCACGCAGGAACGGGTAGGTGATTATCTCATCCATGGTGGTGATAACATGGAATCGGGTAATGAGGCAGCTTTGATCCAGATGGGACCGTTGTTGGATGGTGATAATTATGATAAATTACCTCTTGAGATCAGATGCAGTATATACGGTAACTGGTATGGTGGTCGTGAGAAAGGTGATATCACTATCAAATTCACGGCATATAAGGGCGGTTCTATGGAGAAACGTGGATATGATTTTGTCAATATCGGAGGCGAGGAGGTTTATACCGGTGATGCCCCTACCAATGTATCCGCCCACGGAGAGGATAATTGGCAGGATATAAGAACCTCGTATTCTAAGGTGGGCACGATGATTTATAATAAGGAATCTCGTGACTGTATTGTAAGAATAGGTGAATAGATTTTTCTTCATAATATAAACACATCGGCTCTCTTGTTCGTGAGGATAGGAGAGTTTTTTTGTTTTTTAGTCCTTCACTTATGACATATTTGATCTTCTATTGTATAGGAATAATCTAGCTTTGCCGAAAACTAGGATCATGATAACTTTAAATGATGTAAATAACGAACTCCATGTCCGGTTATATATACTGGAGGTGCTTAAGGATTATATAAGAGATGATGATTTCGATGGCCTTGTAGATAAGGCATTGGATTTTGTCATGGAAGGCGTTTCTATGCCTAAGGTGCCGGTAAAAGATACTACTATGAGCGATATATCAAGAAGTATTATCGCCTTGACCACAGGTATAGGGTTTGATGGTAAGATAAACAAAAGTCCTCTGGAATTGGCTTATGACAGATGTAGGATGAGATATGTTTTCGATCCTCGGAATCGTGACATACATGGCGTTGTCGTTGGTTATTCCAATGATTTCAATAGTCTGGTGGCCGTGTGCGACGAGGGATCGAAGAGAGGAATAGACAAAGGATCTACCGATTTTGTGGATGTCAATGAGAGATACGTGACTAACGGGTTCTTCTACATATCCGTAGAGGACGCCGATAAGCAATCAAGCTACATGGGGAAAAATCCATAATTATTATGTTTTTGTATTTTCATTAGGGGTAAACGTTGCAAAGTGTTTAGATTTTCCTTCTGGCTTGTGAGAGTCAGAAGGATTTTCTATTTTTGTGCGATTTGAATGTTTTGCATAATACGTACGGTTTGTTAGAATCCGCCACATAAGTGATTATCTGGCGGATTTATTATATTTGCGAAAAAGATAAGATCGTGCAAAATAACTCTAACATAGCGGTTCCCGATTCCGGGATGAACAGGGATAAGCATCCACAGGACCTATCCCCGTCTGAGTACAGTTTCGCCTTGAACGCTACCATAGAGGGTGACGATGGGAGTCAGATTAAGATTCAGAACGAGCCTAGCACCCTTTTATGCAAGCGATTCGATGGCTATAAGGTTATTGGGTATAAGAATGATATAGCTGGTGATAATACTTATTTTTTTCTCGTGAATCCTGATAACAATACCTCTAAGATCACGTTCATGAGGTCATTGGATTATGTCAAGACCGTAGAGGATCAATTAGCAGGATCAGGGAAAGATATTCATCGTATCCTTGGCGAGAGACTTGAGGAGTCGGATGGTCGTTTTGATGAGATATGTGATTTGATGGAGGTCCTGATAGAGGACGGGGTTGATGATCCTTGTCTTAACTTCTCCATTCATCACCCGATTTTCGATATAGAGATCAAGGATGAGAAATGTGGGAAGGTGATATACTGGACCGATGGATATAATCCCCAGCGATATGTTATGGTCGATAAGGCTCTTAATCCGGATGATGATGGTGACTTTTGGTATCATTACCATGGGTATAAGACATGTGGGGATGACAAGCCAATAGAGAGGTGTAGGCTGGCCTGCGAGAAGCTGCTGGTGTTCCCGTTGCTGACGGCCCCGTGCGTGGAGCCTGAGGTCGTGGAGTTCGGGGGGAGCCTGCGTGCCGGGACCTACCAGTTCTGCGTGGCGTTGTGCGATGAGTTCGGGATTGAGAAGACCGGATATTGCTCATTGACCAACCCAATCATGTTATTCGATCGTCAAGATATGGTTATCCGCGATGGTTTATGGGGTAAGTCAACCAACATGGGTATCCGCCTTACCGTGTCCAATATAGATAAGCAGGTATCTCATTATAAGATAGGTGTTATACAGAACACGGTTGGGTTTAATGGTGAGCAAAGCCCGGTTCTTGAGTATTTCATAGAAGGTATACATCCGATAACGGAAAGGACCATCTATTACCTTACGGATCAGTATAGCGAGCGTACGACCATGGAGAAGTTATCCAAGGAAATACCGGTATATAAGACAGCCAGAGGCATGACGTCTGTCGGGAATCGTCTTCTTCAATACGGCTTGACCGTGGAGAACGAATGGAATCTTCAACCGGTCGTTAACTTCTTGGGTCATTTCGTTAAATGGCAGACATCTATAGCCACGGAGAATTTGTATAAAGACGGTGTGGCTTGCTCTAAATACGCCTCTTTCATGCGTGACGAGGTATATCCGTTGGGTATAAGATTCTTTACCAATACAGGATACAGGACGGCTAGATTCCCGCTTATCCCTCGTCCGGCCACAAGGGAGGAGATGGAGGTTATCGTTGATGAGGACGGTAACTCTGACGACCTGTCGGCTGCGTCGGTGCTGGAGAACAACCCGCAGTGCGCCGGGAACAGCCGCCGTCATCTTTGGCAGTTTAAGAATACGGCAAAGATCATAAACGACCCGTCTTGGGGATTTGATGATTTTGGAGGAGAATGCAAGAATCAGCTAGATGTCAAGCAACTCAGATATGTAGAGCAGGAATATGCCACGGTAGGAGAGACCCAATTCGTTATCAATACGATGGGGGAAGATGTTACGGTAGATGATGCTATTGATTATATCGCTGATAATATAGAGAACCTGTGTGATATCATAGAATCTAATGTAGGTATTACTGACGAGTTATGCGCTGCTATATCATTGCCAGAGGATCAAGACGGTATAAAGGCTCCCGATTTCCCTGGTGGATGTGATGATATCGAGAGGATAGAGACCAGGACTATATTGGATAAAAACTCTTTGGTGGATTCTAGGATTGATTTTACATATAAGCTGGCTAGTGATTATACGGAGACCGAGCCTACCACCTTAATACAAAGTAACGCCGAGTCACAAAGGAAATTCTCTGTATTGTGTGATTTCGATAATTATTCCAGTGGAGGTAAGAATATCATAGATCTGGTTCAGGAATGGTTGGATGGTCAGGATGAGGATAAATTCCCGTCTGATATAGACTCCTCCGCCTTGGTCTTGTGTCAGGATATGTCTAATGTTCGGCAGTTATATGATGAGGGTATATGTACTAATGGGTGTTCGGTAGGTGATCCTCACGTGAATCCTACTATTAACGATGTTCAACTTCCTACATTCCAAGGGGGTAGGTCATTGGGTAAGTGCACATATTTGTATCAATATCCCGGATGGGAAGGAAAGAAGCATACGGAGACGATGCTTGATCAGTTAATGGATACGATGGAGGCTTATTTCCCCCAATATGAGAGTCAGTTTGGTATCGAGAACGCCATGTGTCTTTTTGGCGATGGTGATAATTCTAAGTTTAATACCGGTATAACTACTGACTGGGAAGGTCGTGTGTCTGTGCAGAATGATATTGACGCCAAGACCAATTGGTTCGGTAGAAGTAACTTGACTTATTTCAAGTTCTATCCACATGTATCCTCATACGCCAGATGGGTGGAATTGGATTACGAGAAATACATAAGTGGTTTATCCGATCCTGATAACGGTATTATGTATATAGAGATGATGGGTAACTATAATTATCCGATCGGCGACTCATCATCATACAATAAGGTTCGTATAACGTTTTTCTCGGACAAGGAAGGTACCGTGGCTCCTAATCCTTTGGCTAATGACGCCAAGAAGGGTGTTATAGTGAATTATGTGGATCATAAGATATTTATGATGCCAAAGTACTTGTTCTGGAATGATGACAAGACTACTTTCCATAAGATATATGTTTGCATCGAGCCTGCGGTATGCGTGTTCTTCACCGGTTTCGCCATGAGGCAGGACATGAAGGAGCTTGCCGGATTCTATACGGCTGGCACCGCCATCTTCCCCGCCCCGTTCTGTTTTGGCATTCGGCCACTGGAGGTGAAATACGTGTTCTTCTTCACGAAAGAATTGAAATTAAGGAGATTCGTTACTTATGAGGCGAAATGTATTTCATGTGGGGATAAACCCGCTGATTGCGCTCCCAGACCATATCAGTACGGTGATTTCGGATATTGGGAGTCTACCAATAAGTACCCGGCTAATTTTGAGTTGTATGATTCAAGTAAGATCGGGATATCATCGGGAGGATCAAAGAGGAAGGATATAATAGATTCTTTGACGAAATACTATGGGTCTCCTAAATCCGTTGGGGGTAAGTCTTATTTCACCGGTAATGGGGATAACGCTGAGTACCCCAATACGTCAACCACGTTTTGTCAGAAACCTATACGTCATTACAAGTTTCCGGATAACTCTGTCGCTCCTTTCATGGGTAATCCGTCTCAACTGACCGGTCAATATGGAGTTGACTCCTATATTTATCCTATGGGGGTGATGCTTGATGATGATATCGTTAATGAGTTTCTGGATATAGCGGTAGAGAACGGTCTTATAGATAAGGCTAGAAGGGATTCTATAATAGGATATGAGTTGTATAGGGGCGATAGGACGTTGGATAAGAGCGTTATCGGAACCGGTCTGGCTTATGATATGTTTAAGTACGATGATCCCGACGGATCGGCTAACCTTTATCCTAATTACCCTTACAACGATTTGTCTGATGATATGTATATCTATAAGGATATTAATCGTGAGAAATTTATAACGCATCCGTTTAACAGGAAGGGTAATATCTGGTATTCATTCTTAAGTCCTGATATTGCCTTTAACAAGCCTGACGCTCCCACCGAGTGCCTTGTTGATGGTTATCAATTAGGTAAATCCTCAGGTATATTCAGGGAGGTGGAGGATCACCCTAAATGGACGATATTAGGGAGTAAGGCTTACAGTATGGCAACATCATTGGCTACGGTGGAGGCTATGGCTAATTTAATATCCGCTATAGCTGAGTATACATATCAGTCGGCTTCACAGCAATATGTCGGTGGAGGCGTGTTCTTTTTAGCCAACCCTGTCGGCATAGCGCTGACGGCTATCCGTCTGGCTACGGGTATCGCCAAGGCCACAGCCCAGTCCGTGGTGGATATAGGCAAGTACAGGTATCAGTGGTTAACGGCATTGATAGATAGGGGACCTAGACGGAACTATGCTTATTATTATACTTCTGTCGCTCATTATAATTTATTTTACCAAAAAATAGGGGAGTCAGAGTTACGTGGATTGTCAACGGCTAAATATATCAAGAGCGGGTTATATCCGGTAACAGATATCTCTTCGCAAGGGGAGACCGTAGGCGGTAAGCCTATTATCATAAACAACCTCGATCGTGAGCATTCATTGTTCATGTCATTTGGTATGGATAAGTATATGCTTGAATATCCGGAGTTGGTTTCAAGTTACGATACCAGCCGTATTCAGGATGAGTGTAATATTCGTAACGATGAGGTGGCTGGTATGACGCCTCATTTTATGACACGTGAATCTTTCGTATCCTGCCCCTATATGAGGATAAAGAAATATTCTCCGGCTCAATACGGGCAGATAGAGGATATCAGGTGGGTATCGTTAGGTGGTTGCGGGTTGATGGATAAGGATAAGCGTAAACCTGTTTTTGGAGGTGATGTATTTATATCAAGATTCTCGCTTAAGAGGAAGATGCCTATGTTTTATTTGACTCAGTTCGGTCAGGGGGACATGATACCATTCCCTTATTATGATTATCGGAACATCGGGTATCCCCGTTATTTCGTTAATTACGATACCGGGGAGGATTATCTTAATAAGACCGATACGGATACCGGATCGCTATACTCTTTCCCTAGCCGGAAGAGCGCTTATGAGATGGTTTGCAAGACCGGAGATATGTATCTTAGCGGTCGTTTCTTCCTATATTTCTATGGCATACCTCAGTTTCTTGTGGAGTCTGAGATCAATTGCAATTTCCGTATAGCCGGCCCTGAGCCTTACGAGGGGTTCTATCCGGAGGTAGGGGATTATATATCATGGACTCAGGAGCGTAATGTCCCTATATCAAGGGATAATGTGTTTAAGATAAGTCCTGTGTATAAGAATCGTTTTACGCTAGGCGGAAGGTCATTACCAGAGACGTATGATAGCAATTTTTGGGACTGCGCTTACCAAAGACCCAACGGCGTCATATGGAGCACCGCCGACGTGTCGGAGAACGGCATGACCGATCCTTGGCTGTCGTACAAGCCTATGGATTACCATGAGTTCAAGACCTCTTTCGGGAAACTTATAAGCATGAAAGGGATAGAGTCGGATCAGATACTGGCTCGCTTCGAGAATCAGGTAGGGTTATATAACGCCATAGACGTGTTGGCGGAGAGAATATCCCCGGAGAATAGCGAGCTAGGGACAGGTGGGCTTTTCGCCTCTCGTGGCATTGAGTATAATAATACGACGTTAGGATATTCCGGGACCCAGAGTCGGGATATGATCAGTTGCGAGTTTGGGCATTTTTGGGTCGATTTAAGGCGTGGTCAGGTGTTTAAGGTAGATTCTAATGGTAGGAATCTTACGGAGGTCACACCGGGGCTTAGAAACTGGTTTAAGGAGCATCTTCAGATGAAGATCATCCGTAGCCGGATATATAACGCTGATACGGACGCTGAGTTGTCTTATTATGATATTGATAACAAGTTTTTTGGTATAGGGTTGTCCATGGGTTGGGATAATAGGTTTAAGAGGGTTCTGATAACCAAGAAAGATTATATACCGGTAGGGAATCCGAGCGAGTACCAATTCCGTGGCGGCCGGTTCTACAGGAACGGACAGGCGGTGGAGTTGCAGGACACCAGCCATTTCACGGACGTCTCGTTCACCGTTGGGTATAACTGCCTGAAGGGTGAGTGGAAATCATATTTATCCTACACCCCTGATTATTATATCGAGCACCAGCATTATTTCCAGTCCGGAAAGAACTACTCAAGTGAAAGTCAGGAGATAGGTTTATGGTCTCATGGTTTGACCAACCAATCGTATCAAGTATTTTATGGTAAGCTATATCCGTTTGTTATAGAGGTTCCGGTACGTGAGCAGTACGTGAATAAGATCCTCACCAACTACCAATATCGGATGGATGCCAGAAGGTATCAGGATGAGGTTAATTACCAAATTCTTAGGACTACCGGATTTAATAAGGCATGGTTTTATAACGATACCAACAACAGCGGTGAGCTTCGGATGGTTATCGCTGACAAGAACGATATGAGCCAGCTGTTAAGGTATCCTGTAACCAATGACGATAGCCGTGAGATACTGGTGACGGAGGTTGATCAGAAGATAAATATAAATGACTATTTTAACGAGGTCAAAGACGATACTAATAACCTCCCGGTATGGATCAAGGACGTGAATGATATTGACCGGAAGATCGACCCTAGGGCTGTCGATTATCATCGGAGGTGGCGGGATCGTCTTCGTGGCGATTGGTTCTTGGCTAGGTTCGTGAATGACATTGAGAGTCGGTTCAAGATGATAGTTCGTTGGTTTAGCAATGAGGAGAAAGTTTATTGATTTATTAACATATAGGGGGGGGGTATTTTGCCGCCTCTCCCTTGTATATTAAAACGATATGGAAGATTTTATTGGTAAGTACGATGGTAATCAAATAGACAGTAGACTTGATAAGGTCAAGGATATGGTTGGCGCCACGGCGTCCGGGGCTGGCGCTGCGGGATTGGTGCCGGCTCCTGCTAAGGGGGATGAGGGTAGGTTCCTTTGTGGTGATGGTACGTGGAAGGACGCAGTAGCTAAAAGTGATGATGAGGATGCTTTTTTAGCTATCATCTCACAGCTTGTAGGAGATCAATCTACTACTTTGCCTCAATCTCAATATAATACTATAAAGTCGTTGTTTGATGGTAGTTCTACGTCCAATGTCAGGATGATAAGACCTAACAATTCTTTTGTGGAAGCGTTAGGTGGCGTGAATATTAATGATTTGGTGGTTTTTAATGATCAAAGGAATGATTGTATCACTATTTATATCAGCGCTTCAAATAATTCCCTTAATATGGGATTTTCAGATATATCTATATCTGTTTACCCTAATTTGAATGTTGAATATATTAATTCTTCTTTAAATATAGCATCATCAGATAACACTGAGATAGTTATTGTAAGGTCTTTTGGGAATACAGAAGATAATATAAATTTTGATAATCAGCTTCATCTTAAGTTGAAAGGGACTGGGAATAAAGCATTGATGGATAATGGGTTATATCAGGATATAAGAGGTATAGACATATCAAGTTATCTATTAGAACCTGGGACTATTGATATAGTATCATCTATAACCAAATCAAAATATGATGATATAAAAAGTTATATTCTAAATAATTATCATATGTATCTTTCACGAGTGATATCTGGCTCCGGTTTTACGGCGGCTTTTAATTCATATATCATAGCAAGTTATATTTATGATGCCGCTTATTTGGTATTTTTTTGATCCGAATTCTTCAAAAATGAGTAAGATAAAAATTAATTATGATACTTATGAGGTAAGTACTATTGTAATTTAAATATTTGATGTTATGGCAACAGGAAAAGCTAGCGGTAAGAAGAAGGGCGAATGCCCGAAGTCAGGATGCATTAAGAAAGTAGGGAGTAATTGGCGAGTGGTTAGCAACAAGACCGGTAAATTATGGCCGGCCAAGTACAAGTCGAGGGATTCGGCTAAGAAAGCCTTAGCGGCTTATCATATGCATTGAGGATGTAGGCGGGTAGATGATATGAATCATGTATCCGCTTACTGTTTTAATCTACATGCTATTATTCCTATCTTTGTGAAAAACATGATTTATGGCTAAGAAAGATAAACCAGAGGAAATTCCTTCATGGATAAAGGATTTATATAAGGAGGATCTTGATCGTGTCGTAAGAAGCGAGCGTCCTATGTATTTCAGGGGTATGGATGATAGTCCTTTAAGGAACGTATCCCCGGGGCTTGATATCCTTAGCGGAGGAGCCGCAGTTAAAGGCATGAATGGGATAAGAGGTGCGTTGTCCCCGTTGAATAATGGCATGGGTAATTATAATTTCAGTATCAGGGGTATAAATAAGAAGATCGGTGAGTTGGTTGATGAGGCGGGGCTATATTTACCTGAGAAATTAAGACCTGTATATCGGACTGTGGTGGATCCTATGTCGAGTTCCAAGGATAAGGGGTTGGGTCATATCACGCAGCCGTTGGCCAACGCCCTGTACCCAGCGGACGAGCGACGGGACCGGCGTCTGGAAGGGGAGCATCCCGTTGGTTATGTGGATGCCATAGACGGCATATGGCCTAGGAAGAAATATGGGCTATGGGGAGAAAAAATTGAGAGGAAGCAAGATGGAGGAGAAACAAGAGAGTCTGTTCTTGATAGACCTAGATTCGGGAGCAGGGTATTGGATAATTACGTAGCTTCTGCTCACCCGGTTTTGTCAATAATATATGATATCGCTAATTCAAGGTATACTGATGGCCCTACTCGCATAAATAAAGCTGCGTATTCATCAATAGATCCTATGGGGAAGAATCCGGAATGGTATGAGTATCCTGTTCATTTTATGAAGATGTTCGGGAAATATATATCTGGTGATTTTAATAACAAGTTATATAGCGATAGTGATAATGATGATTTAGGCACAAGAACTAGTGATGAGGCTTGGGCTAAATATAATAAACTCCCTTACGATGAGTCTGTATTGATAGATAATGGTGATGGTGCGTATAGTATACGAAAGGAATTATCTAATAGGATGATACCTGATTCGTCTATCGTAAGGAATAGGATTGATGTGAATAGGAGTCTGTTTGATAAGGAAACTAAGGAATACAATGAAGGACTTATAAAAGCTTTAAGTGATGCCGATCCAGAGGAGTATGAGAGGATTCAGAGGGAATATAAGGATCTGAAAAGGGTAAGAGAGGGTGCCATATCAGCGGACGAGATGAATATAAAAGGGTTGAGGTCTCTTTATGATAAGGGGTATGGTGTCGTGAATGAGTATAATTATAGGGATCGTAGACTTGATAAGAACGAGACGGGTCCTCATAGTGTACTTGGTGATTATACGATATATCGTGACAAGGATATGGGCGGATACAGATATAGGGATGTATATGATTTCAATCCCGCTGTCCAGTTTCTTTTGAATGGGGATGTATTTAAGATAGATGGTAGTATTGATAAAAAGGATAGAGGAGGTTCGGTAAATACAGGGAGGGCTTATGGTTCTGGCAAGTATGTAATTGATCCTCGTAGATCAGAGGATAGTAAGATGGCTGTATATGACGAGATATGGGATTATCTGACCGACAAGAAGGGAATACCACAAACGCAAGCTATCGGTATCCTGTCGAACATCGCCGCCGAGTCCGGAGGGGACACCGAAGCCCTAGGAGCCGCCGGTGATTTTGGCATCCAACAATGGCTTGGACCGAGGAAGAAGGAGCTACAGCGCAGGTATGGGAAGAAACCGACATTGACACAGCAGTTGGATTATCTCGTGGATGAGTATCAAGGCAAGGTCCCGGGGTTAGGTTGGAATTACATCAATCAAGGAAAGTTTTTTGACAAGGACGCTCAAGGTAATGTATATAATTACTATATGTATTCTAAATCCGATTTCGATAACGCCGTCAACTACAAGGACGCTACCGTGGCATGGAATCAAGGATACGGTAGGCCTCTTGGATCGACCTTGAGAAATGAGAAGAGATTTGAGTTCGCTGATATGTTCGCTAATAGGTATGGTGTCCCGGAGAACGAGCCAATGAGATACGAGTTCGGACAGCGGGATTCGGGCACGGGGGACGGAGGTCATCAGCCCGTGCCTGAGACGGTAGCCCCCGCCGGCCCTTCTTTGGCTTCCCATCCTGCCGTGGATAGCTGGTGGGAGAAGGAAGGTCAAGACCTGTTATATAAGATGCTAGCTCAATCAGGCGCCAACAAGAAAGCTATAGAGGATATCGCTAACAACATCAAGAACGATCCCCAATCAGAGGCACAGGTAGCGGAAGCTGAGCGTATGCGTAGAGAACAGGCAAAAAGGCAGCTGGTACTTAATATGATACCGGGGTTAAGTCTTAACATAAAAGGTATGAGTAGAACTCGAAATTAATACTACATTTGTGAAATTATTAAATGTTTTAGATATGAAAAGATTGTTATTTTTATTTGCTATGTTATTGACGCCGTTCGTTTTGATGGCGCAAGAGGTAATCCCATCAGAAGGGGCTATCACTATTGATTTAACTACCTTCACCGGCATCATGGCTTTCGTCACGATGTCAGCTACGCAGTTAGCCAAGGTTGTGCCGTATATTGACACCCATAAGTGGGCTAAAGTCCTATCCGCCGTAGTCATAGGTATGCTGGTTTGTATATTAGCGTGGCTACTAAAGGTGTCTCCATTGCTTATAGGGAGTGAATGGTGGGAGGCTCTATTATATGGAGTGGCTGTAGGTCTCAGTTCTGCCGGTTTCTATGATTTGGTTAAGGCTATAGGATCATTATTCATAAAAAGAATTTAATTCTGTACATAATAATAGCATTTGCTGAGAGACTCATCGTTGTGAAATGATGAGTCTCTGTTTTTTTAAATTATCTTTGTGTCAGAACGAAATTAATTAGACATGAGCAAATACGTAATCAAGAGGAAGATACCTAAATATCAAGAGGCCGGGGAAGTCGGGTCGTATATGCTTGGTAATATGGACGGTATACAAGGGTTAGGTATAGAACCTTTGGTGAATACCAACCAAGGATTACCCGCGCCGGTCAATCCGCTAGGGATATATTCTTTGGATACTCCAGATCAGTTGAGGACTAAATATGCTAATGCTTTTGATCAGGATAATGTGTTTCCGGCTAGCTTCAAGGGTAGTTTGCAACGTATAGCTGAGAATTATCAGGACAATGGTATTACGCTTAATAACATAACTGTTAACGATGTTGATAAGTCTAAGACCGGTTCAGGCGAGACGGATGTTTTTGATTTTACCACCATCCCTTACTATGGCGCTGATGATATAGGGTCTAGATTCACTCAGATGGGTCGTGGTATAGGGCGTATGAGAAGCGAGGGATATGGTGATTTATCCACTGGGGCTAAAACAGCTAATACGATAACCACCATAGCCTCAGGAATTAGTGGTATCATGGGGTTGGCTCGTAACGTGGTTTCTGGGATAGCGTCAGAGAAAGGTACTCGTACCAATATCAGGTTAGCTCAGGAGCGTGAGGCCAGACAAAGAAGGCAATCCCAGATGCAGTACAAGGATGGTGGGGGTGTTTATCTAGGACCTAATAATAGGTTCGATAGCGGAAGCCTTACCGGTGAGTACCTATATCCGTTACCTAAGTCGATGGAAGATCAAGCCAACGTGGAGGTCGAGAAGGGCGAGTACGTGGAGCAGCCCGGAGAGGCGCCGATGGAGGCCATGGGGCAGAAGCATGCCGATGGGGGAACGCCTGTTTCTTTGGAGCAGGGTACGGAGGTTATTACCGATGACACCATCATAGAGCCGGACTTCGCTAAATACATTAGGGATACGTATGGTATTAAGGCTACACCAAAGGATACGTACGCTACGTTAATGGATAGATATAAGGTTAAGATCGGTCTTAAATCAGCTTACGATGATCAGAAAAAGGCGCTGGAGAAGCTGAAGAAGAACGATAAGATAGATGACGAGAATACGAGGCGTTTAAACGCCTCCGTATTATCTAAGGCTATAAATGATAGCAACGATACCGTTAATGGATTAGAGGGAAGATTTACGGACTTCGCTAATGTCATATACAAAGAGCAGGAAGACCGGAAGATGAAGAAGGATGAGGATACGTATTTCGCTAAGGGTGGTGAGATAGATAACATCATATCCAGATCTATGAAAGAATACGGTCTTACGGAGGAGGATATAGCTGAGGCTAAGAAAGAGCTGCTTAAGAAAGTGGCTGGTATTCGCCAGAAGATGGAGATAGGAGGCACGTCTTTGTTCGGTCGTAAATTAACTTTCCGCCCGATCGAGAATAGGTTCAACAATGATCCTAACTATTTCGGTTATCAACGCCAAGGAACTGATGGCTCTTATGGAGGTATTAATACGGATGAGAGGTTGAATTATTATAAGACATTCAATCCGGTCGCTTACGATGCTTATATGGGAGCTTCAGAGGGCGCTAGGGCTAGGGCATTGCAAGACGCTATCTACGGTCAGACAAGTAGCTGGATGGGCTTGGCTACGGCTGAGAACCCGATCATCGCCAACGCCGAGGCGCTTCGGGATTACACGACGCTCGTTTCCTTTGGCGGTGAGGATAGTCAAGGTAATTACCCGGAAGACAAGAAAGCCGCATATCATGATAGGATGAGAGACAATAAATTAGGTTTGTTTACCACATCTCGCCCTATGATCGGTCTAGACGTTGTTACAGAGGAACAGCATAAGGCTCTTAACGATGCTGGTATCACCCATTTTAGCCAACTATTCTCTGACAAGAACAAGGATGTCGTTAATAAGATACTTGGCGAGGATATGCTTAAGATGCAGGCATTGAGATCCATGAAAGGAATGGAAGGTCTTGATTTTATACTTGACCCTCATAAGGTGGCTCCAGGTCCTATGGATATAGGTGATGTGGAGGAACCTGATGTTAAACTGGATATGCCTGAGCTGATTGATCCCAATACACTCCCTAAGACCAATACAAATGCCGGTAAGTCGAACAGCGGCAATGGAGGCAGGAATATAGTGGGTGGCGGTCTTGACTTCCCCGAGGTATTTAGGATGACCCCGGGAGCCGTGACAACGGAAGGTCTGGAAAGGCATTACGCTCCTACCGTGGATCCGGTGTTGAGATCGGCTGATCAGTATATGGTTGAGACCAATCGTGCTTTCCAATCACAATTGGATCAGATGGGTAATGTCCCGGATTCCCAGAGAGGGGCTTTATCATCCAACTTACAGGCTATCATGAGTTCCAATATAGGTAGATACATTAATGAGGTAGAACAAGGGAACGTGGCTCAAAGGGCTTGGGCTGATAATGTAAACGCCCGTACTTGGGCTGATACGTATGATAAGAATATAGCCCAACGTCAAGCTTACCAGCAACGGATATTGCAGGGATTGGCTATAAATGACGAGAACTGGGCTAGGTATTTCGATAGCGTAAATGACGAGATCCAGCAGAAGTGGAATACGGCTACGACCATGAATACATTAAGGTCTATATTTGGGGATGTAAAGATTGGTCCCAATGGACAATTAATCGCTGATCCTCAAGGAGATATATTGAGTTATAGGAGATTATATCCTGCTCAGGAAGTAACTAAAGGCAAGAAAGGATAAAGGATGGCTTCACAATATAGTATATTAAGGAATTACGGCAAGTATGTATCGCCCTACAACATGGATGTCATGATGCAGGGGATGGGGTACATGCAGCAGAAGATAGATACCAATCGGCAGGCTATAAACGAGTATGCTGATTATATTATCAATTCTGACATTATAAAACCTCAGGATAGGGAATATCTTCAGAATAGGTTAAATGGGCTGATACAGGACGTGAATAACGTGTATCGTAAATCTAATTTGGCTTCCGACGGTATAGCCAGAAGCATACAGGCTCGTCTTGGAGAAGCTCTGGATACCCGTGTGTTGAATGCTATTTCCGGTACTAGGGAGATCCGGGCTTTTAGCGAGAAGATGGAGGATATGAAGCTGAACAATCCCAAGATGTATAGTCCTATAAACGAGGCTGAGGCTTTTGCGGATGCCGTGGCTTGGATGAATGACGGTCAGGTAGGGACACGTCTTAATCCTATACATTATACCCCTTATACGGATTACCACGCTGAGATTGATGAGAAGATGAAGAATTTCATCTCCCTTAACAAGGGGAAGAAAGTCAATGTACCGGTGACTGATGCCAATGGCAACAGGACGGGCGAGATGCGTGAGATGTATATAGATGAGATGAGTTACGCTCAGGTCAGGGATATAGCCATGGCTTCTATATCTGAGAACGGTAAGGCTCAGATGCAATTAGAGGGAAGATATATGGCTAGAACGAATCCTGACTTATTTAATGTTCAAAGCACCTCAGATTTCCTTAAAGGGTATATTGATGATTTCAGTGTCAAGGAAGAATCCATACGAGCCAAGCTAAAGGGCGTTGGCAATGACAAGGCCAAGAGGGCTAAGTTGGAGTCGGAGCTGGCGGATATTATCAAGCAGAGAAATGATTTCGTGGAGGAGGCCGAGGGCGTTATCGGTAGCAACTACAGCCCGGAGCGAGCCGGCATGTTCATGGTACGACAGCAGTTCCTTCGTGGCGTCGGGCTGAGATGGTCTTATAATAACTCATACGAGACGTTGGGTGTTGATGATTATTATTTCAAGGCTAATCAGCAGATGATGGATAGAGCTAAGTTTAATGAGACAAAAAGGCATAATCTAGCCATGGAGAAAGCAGCGTTGATGAGAGCCAGCAAATCGGGTAAGTCGGAGAATGGAGGTGGCGGAGGTGATGACACGACCGGGCCTACCGTGGTTACCAAGAGCGCAAACCTTGACGATGTGAGCATAAGCGATGAGTTCATGAACGGGTTCATAGCCAACGAGAAGGCGGTGACTACCGGCATGGGTAATTTCGTTAAGTCATTATCAGATGACGCTAGAAGGAAGATCGACGCATGGGCGTCTGATCCTGAGGATAGTAACGTGGTCAAGGATATGGATAACGATCAGGTTATCATGGCTTATTTCAAGGTCAATGGAGGGTCAAGGAATGAGCTACTTGATTACAATGGTCAGGATAGTTACCTGAAGCTTCTTGGGTTAAATACCCAAAGAGGGAAGTATAATAAGATCAATGATGGATTTAATAAGGCGGAGAACGCTGTTTTGGATGGCGTTGACGCTATAGTCGAGAAAGAGGCTAAATCTTTTGATGGATCAGGCATAGATGTTAGTTACGGGTTTGGGACATTCAATCTTGGGGATATCAACAACAACGGTGATAAGGTTTTTGATATAGATGGGATAAATGATATAACATTGAATGATTGGGCTAAGCTGTCCGCTTATAGCTCTTTGCTAAATGATAATATAAACGTCGTTAATAGTAGCATTCAAGGAGAAGCTCCATATGTGTCGGTGGATTCAGGTCAGTCAAGTATTCTTTTGGATCGTGTAAATAATCTTATGGGAACATCTTTTTCTCTTGATGATATTGAGTCTATAATGTCTCTTGCCGTATCTGGGGCTAACAAGAATAGGCATATCGAGGAAATAAAAGACAGGTTTGCTGGGGATAATAGAGCGATCGCTGTCGCTACCGCTATATATGACGAGGCGCATAAAGAGAGAAATGATTTATTAAGACATAAATGGAGTCGTGGAGATTTAGGCAGGATCGCTGATGACGCTAAGCGCGCTGGCGAGGATTACTTGAGACAATATCGTCATGAGTACGCCGAGCGTGAGTATATCTTCTCCGGCGATTATCCGTCTAAAAGCCAAGCCGAGTATGATTATATAAAGATTAGTGACCTGTTCACCCGTGGTGGCGGTTTTATCCCCAAGGATAAGGATAATGCCAATACGAAGATAACGTTTACCATATCCCCTATAGGTGATGGTAATTATCAGATCATTGGCAATAATGGAGGTGATGGTCGATCTGTTGTTGAGGTAAGCGAGGCTGATCTGGCTGCGAATGGACTTACTTTCTACAAAGAGGATGTAAGCATCCCGTCCGAGACCTATGATTCCGGTGTCGTACCCATATCTTTCGCCAGCTCAAGCAACAACGCTTATGGGAAGATGGCTAAGTCATTGTTGGTAGCTCCATTCGCTTACGCTAGCGGGGCCAAGGACACGGTAATGCCTTATATAGATATGTTTACGAATATAAATGACGGTAATATCAGGAAGAATCAGATGATGATCGCTACTGACGTGTTGTTCGATAACGCTTCTATGTACGAGTTAAGGGCTTCCGGATATAAGTATAATAATGGTTCTTCTGGGATAAATGTTGATATATATAGCAAAGGAGAGGCGAGAAAGGGTAATACCCCGTTATACTCAATTGATCTGGATGGTGTTAATTATGCTGATGAGGTGGCTAGAAAGATTGATTTCTGCCCGCAGTATTATTTGGTCATGGCATGGCAACAGATACTTAGCAAGGAGAATGAGGTGTATTGGAGGAGCGAGGGAAGATCTACTACTGATGATTTCGAGAGCTTCATCTCGCCCATAGCTGATATGATTGATCAGGAGATAAGAAACAGGAATAACGGAAATAGTGGAAATAATGGAAACAATGGAAATCTATAATAATACCTCTAACGGAAAGGATCTTGCCGAGAAGTACAGATATCCTACCATAAACGTAGATAATATAAAGGCTATTGGTACGGATCCCTATGATATACCGGATCGTGACCTGCCTCCGGTATTGGATCCGTATTCCGCTTCCGAGAGATCAAAGTCCCAGATACCGTCATTGTCGGAGAGGATCAAGAATACTGTTAAGACAAATTATTATGATGATATGAAACATATGTCCCCATTAGGATATATGGCTTCTGATCAAAGCTATAAGGGCAGGTTTAATCTTACTGGTCCGGAGATATCGTTGGAGGATTCAAGGTATCGACTTAGTAGCGGTACTTGGATACCTAAATACGAGTCTTATATCCCCGGTGTAGATAATGACACACGTTTATCTAGGAGTCAAGGTAGGACTGAAAAATGGATGAGAGGTTTGGGGAAATTTGTAGGTAAGACCGCTTTGTATGGATTAGGTGGTGTTATTCAGCCTTTTTATGGTATTTACGCCGGTGTATCCAGAGGTAATTTTAACGCTGTTTTTGATAACGATTTCACGAGATGGTTGGATGATCAGGACAAGAAGATGGATTACGGTCTTGCTCATTATTACAATCGTGAGGAGCGGGATATGAATTTCCTTCAAAGCATGACCACGGCTAATTTCTGGTCTAACGATTTTTTATCCGGTCTTGCTTTTACCGCTGGAGCCATGTTATCGTCAGCCGTATATTCCGGCGCTGGATTGATGAACTTAGCTCGTACGGGAGCTAGGACGGGCGTGGTTTTGGCTAGGATAGGCAAAGCGGCTTCGGATACCAAGAAAGCGTTCGGCGTCTACCTTAGGGCCGCCCGTACGGGACGGAGGATAGGCAAGGGACTGGACACCCTCGCTTTCCTTGGCACATCTACCTCGTGGGAGGCGTCTGTCGAGGCCAGAAGCATGCTGATGGAGGCTGAGGAGAATTTCAGGCAGTCTTACCGTAACGCTTATGGAAGGGAAGTCCCATATGAGGAGCTTATGAAGTTCAGAGCTGACAATGCCAATGCCGCTAATGCCGTATTTGCCGCCAACGTCGGCATATTGTCATTATCCAATATAGCTATGTTCGGCGATATGTTCGGCATGGATCTTGGTGTGGATAAGTTCATAAAACGCAATATATTTGGCGTAGGTGCCGAGAGGATGGATAACGGTACGTTAAGAGCCATAACACCAAAGAAATGGCAGAAGGTAGCCGGAAATACGTTCAATATCATCAAGCGCCCAGTGTCAGAGGGTCTGTATGAGGAAGGTCTTCAGGGAGTGGCTAGTAAGTCCGCCAAGGATTGGGTAGAATCAAGATACAATCCTATGGCTATCCGGCAGAATATAGGCTATATGGAGGCTATAAAGAATGGGTTCAAGGAGACGTACGGGTCTAATCAAGGCTGGAAGGAGATCGGCATCGGTATGATTATCGGATCGGTTATGGGTGGAAAGACCTTTGGAGGTATAAGGGAATGGAGCCAAGACATGTCCAGGAACAAGGGGATGGTGGAGGCCTACAACGCCAATGCCGGCGCCTTGACTACCGCCGCTATCCGTGCTATTCGTGGCAGTATGGCTCTGAACGCTCAATTATCAGGCTTGAAAACGGATAATAACGCTGACGATATACCTAATTCTAGAATCATAGATAAGACTTTTAGTGACGCCGTATTCAATCGTCTTCGTTATGATTCGGAGATGGGGATGCTGGATGATACGAAGGAGAATTTCAGGACGGTAGTCGAATCTATACCTAATAGCGATATAGCGTCCGATATGAATATGACGGATGAGCAGGTCAATGAGTATAAAGCCGATCTTGTCAATGAGTTTAATAAGAAGGTAGATAATTTTACCATGGCCAATAGGTTCGCCGATTCTCTTACCGAGGGTATATCCAATAGATCGTTCAATACCTATATCTCTAACATGGTATATAATGGTCTTGAGGCGAAGGATAATTTGAACGATATTGCCAATCAGTTAAGAAGGATATACAATACGGATATAGGTCCCGCTCTTGATATATATTCTCGTCTTAATCCTGATTCGAGCAGGGATCTTGAAGAACTTAGGAAGCTTACGGATGATATACAGAGGATGGAGAAGAATATCTTGAGGCTTCAACAAAGTGTCGCGTCGAAGGACGCTCTTGAATCTGATAAGGCTAAGTTGGTCAAGGAGAATGATAGGCTTCTTAAATTAACAGAGGATAGGATCGCATTGGAGAGGAAATTAACTACGTTAATTAACTCAGAGGCTGATATATCTAAGTTGTTCTTAAATAGAAATGATTCAAGGATCAGTGCCGCTGATCTTATGGCGGCTTATGATACTATAGCTGATTTTGAGAACGTCGTATCTATCCGTGGGGTTGATAATTATAAGGAGGCTATGGCATTGCTTAGTGAGTATCGTCATAATCTTGTGGCTTATAAGAATATAAACGAGTCTCTTCGTCGTATGCGTGACAGAAGATTCATCCGGGCGCAGGAGCGCGGGTTCATGAAGATATTATCGAACGTATGGGGTAAGACTTATGAGGAGGATGATAGCAAGTATGATTTCAGGAATACTGATAATCCTGATGCCAATGATATTTACGCCAACGACCAAGCTATAGACAAGGCTTACCAAGATGGTCTTATAGGGGAGGATGAGGCATTTATGTTCAAGACATATAATCATATGATAGCCAGATCTATGGAGAACGAGATTAAGACCGATGAAGGTAATATAGTCGAGAGGGTTCCTGATAATGAGGATATCATAAATCCTTCTGATGATAGAATCAATAATATAGCTATAAAGATATGGAACGGTAATGAGGATGTCTTATCTCCTAGGGAGAGACAGATATATGATAATAACAAGCCTCGTGTCGATAGTCTAGTTAACGGGTTTGGGGATAATCCTATTTCAAGGATCAATAAGGCTAGATCGATAATAGATAGATTGAAGATCCATGATAATATTTATGATAATATCAAGGACGCTGTTGATGATATTGTAGATATGAATATCAATGGTCTTGATCAGGATCAGATCAAAGAAGCTATAAAGACTTATAATGATCTTATGAATGAGGCTGACAATGGCAATGAGGTTGATCAGGATAAGCTTAATGAGACTATTGATATTATCAATAATTATTCCGATGGTCCTTTTCTTCAATTCGTGGAATGGATGAGGTTGTATGATAACGGAAGTATAGCTGTCAAGGATTACGATAAATCCATACCTATGGGTGATGTCCTCACAGAGAGCGAACCCGGGACATCCACCGGCAGGACGGAAGTTAACGCCGCCCAGAATCCGGTGGTGTTGATGGCCCAGAAGAGAGAGATCGGTGGGGTTATGTATTATGAAGTTGGCGGAATGAGACTTGACAGGTTTATGGACAGTCTTGGGCTTAAAAGATCTGATGCCACTGATACTGATAATGGAAGGGTGATGGATTTCACCAACGGAACCGACATATTTACTGTTATAGAGTCAGATAACCACTCAAGATGGATGATTAGTGAGGATGACACTCAGGCTTTCGAGAACGCTACCGGTGTCATACTGGGGCGGCAGACCGCCTTATCGACCTCCAATTGGTTCATGGTGTATCGCAAGGGGCAGGATGGGTCTATTATCCCTTATTATACGGGTGATACGTTTGGATCTAACAACGAGTCGGTGAATCAGGAAGCAGCGGCTAGCCTTCGCAAGGGTGATATGGTAAGGTTTAAGATGGATATGTCAGATCCATACACCAAGGGACTGTATGATAAATACAATAGACTTAACGCCGTTGATCCTAATTCTGATGAGACTAAGTCGGCTTACAGAGAGCTGGTTGATAATGTGGTTATTAAGATCGTGGATAGCGATGGCAATTTCGTCTCGGTACTGAAAGCCAATGACCCGGACTCAAAAGGAAGTAACGCTGATTTAAGGAGTATGGCCTTTGAGTTGTATAGGGATAATGTGGGATCTGTCGCTGGCGAGATTGATATACCGTTCGTAGGCACAGTTACCAGTGTTTTGCCGGGAAGACCTAATTTTAGCATAAGCGATGATAATGGTACGTTGATGGTATCCGAAAATGACTTTACCAATGAGACGGTTGGTAAGGTCGAGAGCGTAGGATATATAGAGAACGGGGAGGTTACGATGAGAGATAATATTAAGTATAACATATTCCCGTTCTGTACGGCTATCGTTAGGGACAAGTATGGTAATTATAAAAATTCGCGTATCCCGGTTGTAGCTATAAAGACAGGAAATGGAAGAAATTACCTGTACCCCGTAAGATTGAAAAATCAGGATATATCATCATTTTCATCTATGATCGGATCGATGGCTGATAGGATTATGGAGGGTCTAGGCGGAGGCGTAAGTATTGATGATATAATGGATCTTAATAACGCTATAGCCAGATCCGGGTTGGATAATAAGACATATATGATTCCGTTGACGGGAGACGTGGATGTTATCAAGAAACGGCTAGGGGCTGTCAAGGAAGCGGCTAGTAAGATGCCTATGACTACTGACGTAAGAGGGTGGATAGGCGATTCCAGGACTAAGGAGGATATTTTGATGAATGACGTTACGATCAACATCGATCTTAATAACGATCCTTTCATAGCCCCTAAGTTCAGGATGAGTATCAGGAGGGATGAGACGTTCTTCGAGGAGGTTGTGACCCCGTTCGGCAGCCCGTCTGACCTCCAATCGGGGTCCGCCTCGCCCGCGAAGGCTGCTGAGGATAGGTCTTTGGTTTCCGACGGTAACGTAGTATCCGGAGAAAACGAGGCGGAAAATCCTTGCTAAATTAAATATCTTGACTTATCTTTGCGGCGTCAGTCCATCACCTGACGAGTAAGATATTTAAAAGTTGGTCCCTGTCGGGTGTGTGATGGCCCCGGTGGGGACTTTTTTAGTAGATGCAACTAGACGCTTTTTTACACCGGAAAATTATGCAAGACCTACGCATCCAGCGAGTGAAGGTCTTGATGATGTTATACACCAGTAACTATTTTGTCAAGGTCAGACAAAAGCAGTTGCTTGATCATACATACTCATTAAGCAGGGATCAGGCTTTTGATTATATGACTGAGTTCAATAAAAGGCTTAGTGATAAGGTTGGTATAGAATGTACGATGGATATTCTTCTGCCTACCGATGATGATAACGCTAATATCATAATCGAGTACAATGGCATCATTAAGAAGTTGATGAGGGAAGCCGAGAAGCTGGAACTTGATACTGATGCTATCAAAGCCATGATGCGTGATCTTCTTGATGAGTTGAAGGATGATATTGATCTTAATATCCTGATATTTGACGTAACCCAGTTACTTATAAAATATAATCTATTTAGGTTGGATGCCATAACCGAGCAGGAGTTCAAGAACTCTTTTGTCAGAATGGATAGTAGGAATATGGAGATAAAGAAACTAACTTTATCTGATATCAAGGAGGTGGTAACAATGATAGAGGATAGATATAGCTATGCTTTATATATGACAGAGGAATGTGACTGATTACATTTTGGGCTTTAGTAAACAGTGATCAGTTTATGCAAGGTATTGATTATGAGATTTTAGCCACAAATGGTGAAAATACGACAGTTTTATGGAGCTAACACCGTCTATGTGACCCATAAAGGATTTCAGTGGATTGTGTCGTAGATCGGATAAAGATATTTTTCGCTAAACGATAAATTCCATTTTTTTTGTAATTTAGGATTGAGTTTTTGCCTGTCCGTGAGGATCGGCAAAACGATTTGTACTTTTTCAGTAGAAACATAAGATTTGTTACAATGTTGTTATTTTGGTATCCCGCCCGCTCGTGAGAGTAGACGGGATTTTCTATCTTTGTGTCAAAACGATTTAGTAATGGGACGATCTTGTTATGTTATAAAAAATAAGGAGGGTAGGGTAGATAATGTCCTTGCCCCGAACGACCAACCATCCGGGTTATACCAAAGGGCGATGGAGGTGCTGGGCGACCAGAAGCAGGCCTTATCGGTCTGGGGTACGGCCTACTCCCCTGACTTCGTGTCTTTCTTTGGTGACTGGATGTCTATTCCATCAGAATATGATCTGGATAGTAATGGAGAGCCTAGGTATGATGATGTCATGTCCTTTATCAAGCGGAAGAACTATTTCGCCGGCAATTTCATGGCCGATGAGGTTAAGGATATTAATAATACCCTTACTTCCTTGGGTGTTGATAATATCAATGATCTTAATGATATGATCATATCCAATTTCCTCTCCGGCGGTGATATATTCCTCAATAGATACAATCTTGAGCGATCTGGGATGTATGACGCTGATGAGATTGATAATATCATGACCAACAGATCAGCGTATGAGCGGGTAAGGGATATGATGAGGAGGATTGTCGATTTTATGTCTGACGGGGATCTTAATGAGAAGGATATGTATTTCCTATCCTCCGAGTCAGGTCTTGGTGATGATTATATGATATATGAGGATACATATGACTCGTTAGGGAAGAGAAGGGTCTTGAATCCAATAGAGGTAAGGGATACGATCATGAGGGCGGTAGGCGGTATCAGTGACCGCCGGGAGTTCGATCAGGCTTTCGCCTCCATCCCATACCCTTCCTTGGCACTCCGGTATCAGGAGGATCAGGATTACGCAGATCGGATGTATGACACGTATCGTAATATGACCCGTATGGAGGTTCGGAGTCAGGACGGAAATACGATTACCGACTCGTACTTCAATAGTACCACACCGTATATCAGTATGCCTAAGGATATGAAGGGTCTAAGGGATAAGGTTGGGGAGATAATCGATATGGATGATTTTAAGGACATCAAGGACGTTGCCGGACGTCTGCATGACATAGCCATGGATCTTGCCGACATGGGTGTGGATATAAGCGAGGCGATCAGCGATGAGATGGTTATATCCAGACCTGAGGATATCCGTGATCTCATGGCGTCGCTGGACGTCATGTTGTCTTCCATACAGGCCGGCAATTCGGTATACGATAGCTTTATCTCCGATCTTGATAGGATAACAGGAAAAGGGAATCCGATATACGAGGTTCAGGATACTTATTCTACTGGGGATAGGATGGTGTATGTAAGGTCCGGGAATACATCCCCTTCCGATATGTATGATAGGAGCATGTTGTATATTAGTAGGAATACGTACCATAACACGGCCCCGATAACCGACACCGATCAGGCCTATGAGATGTTGGCCAATATCGGGATAGAGCGGCCCTCGTACTTGCCGGCTGGCGTGGTCCCCGCCGGGGCTTCCCGTTCCGATATTGGCGTGGTCAAGGATAATATAAAAAAGCTGGTTATGTCCAACATCTCATCCTCGAATACCGAGAACATGATCCTTACCAGATTAATATATCAGCATCCCGTAACCCCTAAGATGGATGATGTCGATATTGATCGGGAGTTCAGGAGATACGAGGCTAGGCAGGGAAAGGATCGGGATTTTATCAAATCCTGTACCTCGTTGAGGAAGATCCAGATCAAGGAAAGGTTAAAAAAATCGGATTTATATAATAATGTCTTACGTTTCCTTGATTTTAATGGATTTTATAATGTATCTTTGAACCACCATGACAGAAGTACGTTAAAAAGCATGGAGATGTCGTTGCCGGAAGGTCAGGTAAGGGATCTTCTGTTTGACGTGGCTATCGAGTCCGGTGACAGTAGCATGAGAAACCTTTTCTATCTGGATAGTCAGGACAGGATGATGGATGCCGGGTTTTACAGGTATCTGTACCAAAGGAATCCGGCCCTGCTCCGGGAGGTCAACGGCGGCGTCGAGGCGAGATCGGACGGTTCGTTCTTGGCTCGTGGGAGGTATGATGATTTCGTGTCATTCCAATCCGGCTTATATGAGAAGGTAGGTGAGACGGTTGATGGTGCGATATACAGGTTCGTTGATGATCTTATATACTCCGATCCATCATCATATCAAGAAAACATGGTACGAAGGATGGGTGATGTTACGGTAAGGAGTGACGATAACCGCCTGTCAAGGATAGAGGATGATCCCTCATCCAGTAAGATAGTTAATGAATACACTGCTAATACAAATAAGTTGATGCGAGATTTTTCGTGTAGTTAATCTCTCTTTGACGTCGTGAGACGTTTTCTTTCGAGCATTGAAACATTGAATTTTATAGATTTGCGATGAATCCGGGTCGTAGTGATACGCTCCGGATTTTTTGTCTTGTATCGGTTTTTATTAATCCCATTAAATTGTGTACATTATTATTCAGAGGATTTCCGTCTATATGGTCTATATCTGGATAATTATTAGGATTGGGGATAAATGCGGTAGCTACGATTCTATGGGCTGTTATTGATTTTCTATTTCTTTTGTTTTTATATAGATGATAACTGTGTCTTATATATTTGGGCCTACTTGTATTTTTATTTGGTGTTAGTATATGTTGTCCTACAACTCTGTAAGAGCAATGTGTATTTCTAACTTCTCTTTTAAGGGAAATTACTCTACCAAAGGATGATACCATATAAAGTCCCTCAAATCCGACTACGTCTCTCCATTCCTCTCCCTCAAAGGAGATGTTCTTAATAAATTCTTCGTTCGTCATTTTCTCTAATTTTTAAAATGTGGACTAAGTTTTTAAAGAGAATGGGAAGGGAGAACTTAGAGAAACCCTTATCAGCAAAGACGCGACCTCTGCCTATCCCAGACGCGAATGTAGTTATTTAAGATTATAAACACAGTAAAAAATATTTAAAAATGGCTTGTGTTTCTAAAATAGGGTCTCTTTATGAGTTGGTCACGAAGAACGTGGTAGTGACTACTACCAACACCATCTTCGGCATCAACCCAAGGATATGGCTGTCCTTGCCATGCGAGGGTCTTCTGCTGCTGAAAATCCGGCAGGTGGTTCCGGCGGCAGGCGAGGCGCTGCCAGTGCAGATAGCTATCCCGGCGAACAGCACCGTATCCACGGTCGGTGACGACACATGCTGCCCGGTAACCGGCGTGGCTGTGGTGAACCCGATCAACGTGGCTGTGACCGGAGCGGCTATGGTTAACAACACCGAACGCCTTGTTTATTTCAATAAGGTAAGGGGTGTATTGAGGCTCATGGATTGCTGTGTGCCTACAACTTCCGCCTCGGCGTCGGAGACGACTGTTGATGAGGAATAGGTTAGATTGGATGTCTAATGGGAGGGTATTCCCTCCCGCTTAAAAATCGAGATATATTTAGAGACTTAAAGAAAGGATTTCAAGTATATACGCTGGATACGTCCGATGTTCCGGTGTTTAGGATGGGGAATGTGGTTAACGTGTCCGAGCCTAGGTTCCAGCAACCCCAGATGGGTCAGATGGGGCAATATCAGCAACTACAGGATAGGGTGATAGATCTTACTGTGGAGATAAACGGGTCTTCCATGACCTATGTCGTACCGGAGAGCAGGGATGTCGCTATGTCCAATAACATAACTTTGGCCTGCTCGGTCGATCCGATCATGAACCAGCTTAACGCCGCTAAGAGAACCAGCTCCGATATTCTCGATAGTATCGATAAGCATAGGAGGACGCTAGAGGCTTGTGATTCGATCCTTGAGGAAATCAATCCGGCTTTTAAGCAGACTAAGGATCAAGACCGGAAGATCAAGAATCTTGAGGAGAAAGTCGATAGGATGGGATCCTCTTTCGATGAGCTAAAAGAGTTGTTAATTAAAAAATTAGGTTAAGATGAGAGTTATAGATTTAGGCGGCGGTCACGATGAGGACTACGATGATGAGATCTACGATCGTAGAGGCGGCCGTGGACGTAGCAGACGTTCGGATGGGACTTACATGGGTTATGGTGGTGGAATATACGACCATTATGGCAAGGAGCATGACGGCAGAATGGATGAGCTAGAACGCCGTGAGCGTGATCTTGAAAGACGCGAGAGGGAGCTGGAACGTGACGAGCGTGAGCTTGAGAAACGCGAGAGACTCCATGAACGTGAGGACGAGATGTATCGTAGGGGATGGTTCGGTGAGCGTGGCATCCGTGACGAGTACGAAGGTACCGAACCGTATATGCGCAGGGGACGCAGGAGTCGTTACTACTGAGGAGCAGACGCCGATGACCCGGATTATAAGCGGTATATAGACACCCATGGATATCACTTTTCCAAGGAGCTGGCTAGGGAAGCCGCTGACAAGATGCTTAACGCCGACGGGTCCAAGAGAAGATGGACGATGGAGGACGCTAAGCAGATGTTCGATAAATGCGGGGCCAAGAAACCTGATAACGCCACTTGGGGAGATATCCAATATCTGTTCGCTATGTTCTATAGCGATTACTTTCCTAAGGTATTGGATTGCGACCAGAAAATAGTCAAGGCTGTCTTGGCTTATCTGGAAGACCCTGACGCCCCGGAAGGGACGGCGTTCGTAAGGTATCTGGCGGTGCGGTGCTTCGTCGGTGACACAATCAAATGGAGTGATATGATTTAGTTTGATACAACGTTGGAAGGACCCTGTCGGCAATAGAATACCGATAGGGTTTCTTTTTGATCGTAGCCTTATTATGATTACATTTGTTCGAGGTAGATCTTTTGTTCATAGGAAGGGTGGGCGGGAATGAAAAAAGGATATCCTCAATATTGAAAGTGTTTTTAAAATGAGATTGGTATATAAGTTTAACATAGGGAAAAATGAAGAGTTGTCTAGATTATGCAAGATTAGTAATAATTTGTATAATCAAGCTCTTTATATTTTTAGAGAAACTTTATCAAAAGAAGATAAGTGGTTGTCTTATTATGAGTTAAACAATATACTTATTAAAACAAAGAATCTTGATGGAGAGGTAAATTATAAGCTTTTAAAAGCTCAATGTTCACAACAAATACTTCGTGTTCTAGATAAAAATATTAAGAGCTATTACAGATCTATTCATGATTTCAAAAAGAATCCATGTAAATATAGAGGTAAACCAGAATTGCCTAAATATAAGAAACGTGGATCAGAGTTCTCTTTATTTTATACTAACCAATCTTGTAGTATAAGACAAGGAAGGATTATCTTATCTAAAGATTTATTTATTGATATTCCTCAATATGATAAATATTGTTGCCGAATATCTAATTTCAAGCAAGTAAGGATTATTCCATTATTTGTAGGTTATAAGGTTGAGATAGTTTATGATATTGAAAATAAAATTATTGAAGATATACGAGATGAGAAGGTAGCATCAATAGATTTAGGCATTGATAATCTTGTTACTTTGATCAGCGAGGATTGTAATTTTATTTTTAGTGGAAGGTTTGTTAAATCTTATAATCAATTTTTTAATAAAACGCTTTCACGGCTTATAAGTATAAAGGATTTACAAGGAATAAGAAAAACAACAAATCGTATAAAGAAATTATACTATGACAGGGATAGATATTTAGAAGATGTATTTCATAAGATAAGTAGGAGGATTGTTGACATATTGATTGATTCCAGAGTGACTAAGTTAATTGTAGGCTATAATAAAGGTTGGAAAACTGGAGTAAATATGGGTAAGAAAAACAACCAAAAGTTTACTCAAATCCCTTTTGCGAGATTGATAAGTTATTTGGAATACAAATGTAGATTATCTGGAATAGAGTTCGTGGTAAATGAAGAATCCTATACATCTAAATGTGATGCCCTTGCTTTGGAGCCAATATCCAAGCATGATTCTTATTTAGGCAAAAGGATAAAACGAGGATTGTTTCAATCTTCTGTTGGTAAACTGATCAATGCTGATGTGAATGGTGCATTGAATATAATGAGAAAAGTAGTCGGTGATTCCAATGGTGTTATTCAAAGGATAATCGATAGCGGGTTGCTGTTCAATCCGGTTAGGGTAAGAAGTGTGTTTCCTAGAGAATGTCTACTTCTAAACTAATAAAAATGTAATGTTTTTATATATTTAAAATATTTTAAGGCATGGCTAAAGGACATTATTGGATAGAGCCTGTGGATCAGACGTTAAATGATTTCCAGTTTTATAAGGCACGTATCGTAGGCGATCCTGAACATGACGAGAGACATCATCGAGTTATATTGAGAACTGATAAGTATTTCCCTGTCGGAAGTATCTTCCATGTCCTTAATGACCCGGAGATGTTTGTTATAGAGAGGAAGTTCAAGACATGGGGGAATAAGTATGTCGTTAAGCCTTGTGAGGGTGAATGGGAATGGGAGTCTGTCCAGAAACTTAAAGACAAGGCTATTATATTCCGTAGCGGATTCCTGCACGGGGACGGCAGCTTCTAACGCCTGCCCGCATCTACCCCCCCCCTATATTTCTTGGTATTTATGTATATAACTATATTTGAGCAAAAAAAATAAGTGTAATATGGCAGATTTTCAAGGTAAATACAATGGTGATCAGATAGAGCAGCTTTTGGATAAGGCTAATGATATTGATCTTACCAAATATGCTCTTAAGACGGATAATGCCCCTACCGCCACTAAATTACGGGCGGCTAGGACCATAGCGCTGTCCGGGGCTGTTACTGGTAGTGTCTCATCGGACTTCGGAAGCGACGTAACTATCTCCACGACATTGGCTAATTTTGATGCCTCTAAGATCGCGTCCGGAACCATCAGCATAGATAGGTTACCTAAGGCGGCTTTGGAGAGATTGATCGTGGTAGCTGATGATACGGCTAGATTCGCCCTTACCACCGCTACGGCTCAAAGTGGTGATACGGTAAAGGTCACGTCTACAGGTAAGATGTATCTGATAAAAGACGAGTCTAAATTAAGCAGTGAGGATGGGTATGAGCCTTACACGGCCAGTCAGGCTTCCTCCGTGCCTTGGTCCGGGGTTACGGGCAAACCAAGTACCTTCGCCCCTCCCACGTCCTCCGCTACCGTTCTTGGCGGTATTAAGGTAGGATATACGACTTCCGGGAAGAACTATAAGGTGCAACTGGATTCGTCCGGCAACGCTTACGTCAACGTTCCATGGACGGATAATAACACAACGTATAATGAAGCCACGGCCGACACCTTAGGATTGGTTAAGATCGGCTATGCTTCTAATGGAAAGAACTACGCTGTGCTATTGGCTAATGGCAAGATGTACGTCAATGTCCCTTGGACTGACAATAACACTACATACTCACAGGCCACGAGCGATAATCTGGGTCTTGTTAAGATCGGGTATTCAGCTAACGGAAAGAATTACCCGGTAGCTCTTGACGGAAATGGTAAGATGTATGTGAATGTTCCGTGGACGGATACCAACACGACATACACCAATATGGGAGCCGCTTCTGCCTCAGCGGCGGGAAAGGCAGGTTTGGTCCCCGCACCTGCCGCCGGAGCGCAAGCCAAGTATCTTCGTGGTGATGGGACATGGCAAACTCCTCCTAACACCACATATAGTAACATGGGAGGAGCAACGTCCTCAGCCGCAGGATCGGCGGGATTGGTACCCGCTCCGGCCGCCGGCAAGCAAGCCTCCTTCCTTCGTGGCGATGGTACGTGGGTGATTCCGACAAATACCACATACGCCAAGGCCAATACCACAACCTTAGGATTGGTGATGATCGGATATGCTGAGAATGGTAAGAATTATCCGGTGGAGTTGGATAGTAGTGGTAAGATGTATGTCAACGTGCCTTGGACGGATACTAATACAACGTATGGTGTTGTAGGAGCTAACGGGTCCACGGGGTTGGTCAAGAACGGCAGTACCGTGACAAGCGCCTCTGGATATACGGCTTGTCCTATCGTGGGTGGTATCCCCTATTATAAGGATACGAATACTACCTACGCCAATATGAAGGCGGCTACGGCTTCTGCCGCCGGTGCTGCGGGATTAGTTCCGGCTCCCGCCGCTGGTAAGCAGACGTCCTTTCTTCGTGGTGACGGGACATGGGTTGTACCTACTAATACCACATACGGATTGGCCTCTACTACAGCTAACGGCTTGTTGAGACAGCTTAATGGCAGTACATCCAGTTTCATGCGTGGAGATGGCACTTGGGCTACACCTCCTAACACGACATATGCCGTGGCCAATGAGTCTACTAACGGTTTGATGGCGGCCGCCGATAAGAAGACCATGAACAGGCTTATAGGGGTTAATACGGTCACGACATTAGCTAACCTGCCTATTAGCAAGAGAAGTATCACGGCTACGTTATCAGCCGCTACCACCCTATCCGTGCAGTCAGGGATGCAGATAGGGGAGGAGCTGATGATCAGGTGCGTCCCGTCGGCGGCCTTCACGCAGGCTATACCCAACTCCGGGGATTATGTAAGCATGAGTGGTACTTCTATAACCACTACGGCTAACAAGCCTTTCGAGATAAATATCTGGTGTTACGCTTCAGGTAAGTATAGTATCGCCGTTAAAGAACAAGATTAATGATATAAGATATGAGCTACGTATATATAAACAGGGAAATATATCCCAATCAATTAGTTCAGGACGATCCGCTTGATGATAATTACGCCAAGGGCTATAGTTATGATGATTACATTAACGGGAATCCCGCCCCATGGATAGAGCTTGGGGAGGAGCAATTGGCGTTCAAGGAGGCTAATCCTAAAGCTACGGTTAAGGAGATTATCGAGGCTAAATTGGATGACTCAAGGCTTCTTAATGAGGAGAAATCGGCTAAGTATGAGGAGATCAGGACTTATGAGAATGAGAATCTTCATGAGTTTTTCTTGGATGACCAAAATATCTATATCCCTGAATATGATAGGCGTAACGCTTTGGCTGATGGGGCTATAGCTGGTAAGATAACGATCATAGGTCTGGAGTTCGATATGACGGAAGGCAAGATCTTGATCGGGATGATGGATAAGTATGATAATGATCTGATGTCGGCGTTAGGAGCCAAACAGAGGGAAGTAAGCTTAGCCACTACCGTAGAGCAGGTGAGGGCTATTGACGCTCAGTCCGGCTATCCAGATAAGGTAAATATCACCATGACTTATGTCCGGCAACAGGCAAAGGAGAAAGATGTCTCCGATCCTCAGAAAGTGGCTGTCAGATTCTCCAGAATGGTGGTTAATAACAAGACTATATCTTTATCCCCTAATGAGAAACTGGATGTTAAGGTTCTATTCCCTATATGGGGACAAGAAGGGGCGGAGTTCGGGTTGTCGGTGGATGCCGGATTCTGTCTCAGGGTGGTGAAGGACGATACGGATATCCTTTATGAGGTTATTCAACAACATACATTATCAAAGGAATGGGAACCCGGATTAAATACGGCTTCCTTATACAAGGTCATTGATAAGGAGCATGCCGGGACCATAGGGGATCCTATCCCGTATTTCCCTCCAATGGAGATATTCAAGGATAAATATTACATCCAGAACGCTGATGTATATAAGTGTACTAGGGATAGCGGAACTCCTCTTAGTCATAATCTAAAGGACTTAGTAGGGTTGTATGTTGAGGTTGTACAGGGCTAGTCGTATCTATCCCCCCCCTATATTTGGCTTGTGATATGATACAAGTTATTTTTGGCATAATAAAATGACATTTGTAAATATATTTAAGTATGGCATCACAAAAATTCGGTTTCGTAACCGTCGACCCGGTATCAGGATCAGGAGATCAGGCGGTTAATTTCTCCGGTGAGAAACACACCGGTCGTCTTCAACGCACTATCAACCTTGCGGTCACCACGAACGGCGGGGCTAAGAAGGCGTTGGTAGTTAATCAGGCAGCGGCTGCTGAGGTGGTAAGATCAGACAGCCCTAACGCTTCCGTACAAAAGACAGGCGGTAATGTTACCATCACTGGTAAGTCTAACAGTACTAAGCTTACGTTCGCGGTCACGTCGGCTGAGGAGAACGGGCTTACGTTACAGCTCCCGGCTAACTACACGGCGGCTGGAAAGACTACGGCTAACGGAGCGGTTATCGCCGACGATCCCGGAGCCGCTGGCGAGTTCGTTTGGAGCATCACGATCTCGAGCGTACCGGCCAACGTCACGATCGAGGAACTGACAGCTACATTGAAGGTAACTGCCGCTGGTGGCCAGACAGCCAACGTGACGGTAACGCAAGCCGCTGGAGACTCTACTATCGAGCTTGACAAGGAGATTATTAACTTGGATGTAAATGGTACTCAACAGACGGTTAACGTAACATCTAATGACAGCTGGACATGGGCGCAAGCTGCGGCTAGAACCGTATTGAGAATGATGGGACGATAATCAGTTTCTTTTCGCTTACTCAGACCCCGATCGACTTAAGCCGGTTGGGGTTTATTTGTTTTGCTATCTTTGCAATAGAACAAAAATAATACAACTATGGCTAATGATTTGAATATTAATTGGAAGGACGGGGTAGGCGAGGTAACGGACCAGCCTCTGACCGTCAGCCCGGGATCTGGGGTCGGGGACGCCTCCGTTTCCTTTGGCTCGGTGATGAACAACGGTCTTGACCGGACTCTTGAGCTGGAGATAACAACTCCAAAAGGTGTTAAGAAGACGCTCACGGTGAATCAGGAGGGATGCCGGCAGGCTTATATTACGAGCGACGGCAAACGATGGCTGACTAGCGACAATCGGGTGTATGGGGTTTTGAAAAGCGATGCTCCGTGCGAATGCACGGGTGATTGCCCTTGATATTTTGTTTTTACGAATTTTGTAATTACATTTGTGGCGCATGTCCATCACCATGCTTTTCGTCGCTAATTTATTATAAGGGATACCGGTCTGTGATGGGATCGGTATCCCTCTATTTTTAATATGGAAAAGATAGATGTTTTCGATGTTCAGATTCCTGATGGGAGACAAATCCGTTGTATGTCGTATAATAAGGTTACTTATTTTGATCTTGACGATATATGTAAGTTATGTTTTGACTCATATGACCTACATGATGTGGCTGACACTAAGGTCATGAGCGAGTTCCTGCACCGTGAGGGTGGTCGTTATTGGACTACGATAGATGGCGTAAGGCAGTTGTATCGTAGGATTGAGTGTAAGATGTGTTTTGAGGTTATAGAAAAATTAAAGGGATTATAGTTGAATAAATTATTTATTTCATAAAGAATGTTTATATTTATGGCATAAGATATTAAGAATGAGATTAGTTGAGAGACATATCATAAAAGACAACCGATTTGAGGATGTATGCCTCAAATCCGGGTTGTTGTATAATTATGTTCTTTTCAACGTCAGACAAGGTATATTTTCCGGAGATTACATAAATGAATATGAGTTTTCTACTAAATTATGTAAGGAGAATCAGGTTGATTTTAGGAATCTACCATCAGTAGTGTCCCAACAAGTCGTAGCTCAAGTGTTTTCGGTAACAAAGTCTTGGATGAAATCAAAGAAGGAATATGAGAAGAATCCTTCTAAATTTCTATCAAGACCTAAATTGCCTAAATACAAGAAAGGGAAGAAGCAGAACATGGTAGTTTTTATAAAAAATTCTTGCAGACTGAAAGAAGATGGATGTATTCATTTCATCAAAAACATAATCCGGCCAATCAAAACTAAAATAGGAGATAACAAGTTATGTCAGGTTAGAATAATTCCACAAGCTACTTGCTATGTGGTTGAGGTTATTTATGAGAAGAAGGAACAGGATTTAAATCTTGATAAGGATAATTTTCTTTCGATTGATTTGGGATTGAATAATTTATGCACATGCATCAGTAATGTAGGTATCAAGCCTTTCATTGTAAACGGCAAGATTATCAAGTCCTTCAATCAGTGGTATAATAAGAAGAGAGCTAGATTGATGTCGTATATTGGCGATAAGGGAACTTCAAAGAGACTTAGACGGCTAAATAATTATAGGAATTTTTGGATTGAAGATAAAATCCACAAGGTTAGCAGATTTATTGTAAATATCTGTATTGAAAACAATATTGGGAATCTTGTTGTGGGTTTGAATAAAGGATGGAAGAATGGAGTAAATCTAGGGAAGAGGATAAACCAGAAGTTCGTTGAGATTCCATTCTCAAAACTTGTTGAAAAGATATCCTATAAGTGTAAGTTGGTTGGAATAGACTTTCAAGTCCACGAGGAATCCTATACCTCCAAAGTGGATCATCTGGCTTTTGAAAAATTGGGAAAGCATGATGTTTACTTAGGCAAAAGAAAGAAACGTGGATTGTTTCAAAGCTCTATTGGAAAGCTGATTAACGCTGATATCAATGGAGCTATCGGGATTGGTAGGAAAGTATTCGGTGATTCTTACGTCAGTAAGATAATCGATAGTGGGTTGGCGTTTAACCCGGTTAGAGTAAACATTTTGTGATACGAATGTGAATTTGATAAATAAAATTAATAATTTTAGTAACGTGAGAGAAAAGAAATTTGATTTCGTGATATATCCGTTGGATTTAATTATCACGGTTGGATTAGATTATAAGACGTTGTGTGATCGTTTCGAGAATATGGAACCTGAACACGAGGGGAAATGGGGAGATGAAGATGATATGGATAAGGAGGCGTCTTTCGCGAATTTGGTAAGGGATAGGGACGATGATGATAAATTTGCCATACTTTGGAATTTTTCGAGCGACGATGATTTAATAATGAGAAATATATGTCACGAGTCATTCCATATAGCAATGAGCGTATGCCAATTTTGCAACATGTCTCTTGGATTTAAGGTTGGAGAGGATGAACACGCAGCGTATATAGCCGGCTTCGCTGGTGATTGCGTTAGTGAGTTCATCAATAGCAAGAATACGGATTAAGTCATAAATTCTATAAGGAATATAAGAATATCAGCCTCCGCTTATTTGTGGGGGCTTTTTGTTTATCTTTGTAAAAAACATGAAGTTATGTCGAGTTGCGTAATTAAAAGAAATAGTAAGGGTAAGATAACCCGTGTCTTGACCCCTTCCGGAGAGGTATCCACCTTGTTTGATAAGATAGCGGGTATAGCCGCCGTAAGTGACCTTAATAAGGCCGCTGAAGCTTATATGACTATTTATAACGATAAGTTTAGGTCTAAGTTCGGTGACTGGACGAAGTCCGTACCAAGGAATAAGGAGGCCGCCAGATCCATAAGTGCCAGACTTAACGCTAGCGAGTGGGGACAACTTATGTCAGCCAAGGTCTTGTCTGCCATAAGTGATATGGACGCCCCGGTGTTGGCCAGAAGCCTTGGGAATAGCGACAATGTCGTGGCTTATCTTACTTCCGGAGAGGTAGGTGAGGTCAGTGATATGGCGGTGGTAGATACATCCACGGTACAGGAGGTGGATTTGGATTCCATAAATGAGGATAATATTGGCGACACGATACTGAAAGAGGCGTCATGGGATGATATAAGGGCTATCAGGGAGAATATAGACATTAAGGAGACAGCCCATATGTTATGGAAGGCCGTGGAAAGCGCTTTTACCGGGCAACGACCTAATATTAGGGTGAAAGGCGGAAGTATAGACGGGGAGATCATATTTTCTGGCAATGTCTTGCCGTTAAATAATATTGAGAATTATACTCCTCCATCTTCAAGATTGGTATATGATTCCGGTGAGCCTCGCCTGTTCTTTAGATCGGATGACGGCAAGATACACGAATCTTACGCCAACGCCATAAAAGGATCGTCCGGTGGGCGGGTCGAGGCTGGGTTCTTGGCCGGCAGTGTCGAGGAGAGCGACGTCCCGTCCGGTACGGCTGATATCTCCTTTGGCTCTTCCTCCATAACCCTTAATAACAGTGAGTCATTCATCCCGGTCCTTGGTATTAGCTCAAACTCAGATGTAAGCACTCGTGGAGGGTTTGTTAATTACCTTATCAAGAAAGGTATGTTGAGTGGGGAACGTATAAGGCTAGGGGATAGATATTATCTTACTGGAGCCGGCAATTCTGATGGTCTTAAGATCTATAACGCTATGGATGCCTTCTCTAGCCTTAAAAATAGATTTGGAAGTCAGTCCTCCGAAATGAACGTATTGGGTTCTATAGGTTTTGATACGGAGGTAAGTAATGATCTTGATCTTATCACTACGTCCGGGGAGAAGGTTACGGTAAGCAGATCGGAGATCAAGGGTATGTTAAGGCAAGGTAAGTTTGAGGAGCTTAATAACAAGTATGATGGATTCATGGAGCTAGCCTTGTCGTTGATGATGGAGGATAACGCTTTGTACGGAAGCAATGTCCGTGGGGTTATCGAGAACGAGAAGGCGGAGGATCTCCAGAATAGGACTGATATCACCAATATCTTATCCACGTTAGGTATCCGTGTGATGGGTATGTCTGAGTATATGGATAAGTATAAGATGCGTAATGGCGTGGATCCTTCGGCTAGGGCCTTATCTGACATGGCCAATGGGGTTATCGCCTTGGCTGAGGGGGCTACGGTAGAGGATCTCAATGAGGAGGTGGCTCATTTCTTGGTCGATACTTATCGTAACCAACAGGAGATTGACGAGGTGCTGGATTCTATTGTCGGCACGTCGTTATGGAATCAGTTCGCTGGTCGTTACTATGAGGTGTATGGGAAGGAATACCAAGGAGAGGAGCTGGATCGGATGGTGAAGCGGGAGATCCTAGGTAAGACGTTGGCCCAGCGGTTCGTGCCGGGCATGGAACAGGCGGTAGAGGATCTGACCTCGTCCGAGGACGCCCAGCTCTCCTTGTTTGGCAGGATGGTACGAGCTATACGTAATTTCTTCTCCAGCCAAAGATCGGATTTAAATAAGGTACTTGACAGGATAAAGGAGTCGGCGTTAGCTGATGATCCAAGCGCCTTTGACGTGCTTCTGCTAAAGGATAGCGATCATCTCATGTACTCGTTATCGGACGTTGACGTGGCTAATAAGTTGATCAAGAACGGTAGGTCATTGGAAAGGCTATACACCAGATTGCAGAGGATGAGATCAAGCCAAAGCCAGAGGATCGGTGAGAGTATCTCCCTTCTTCGTGATATAGGAGAGAAGGTGAGACAAGTCGGGGGTGAGCTTAATAAAAACAACAACCTGTTATCCACCAAGAGTGTCATAGCGACCGCCAAGGCTGAGGTGGAGTATTTGGTTACGGTTGCCAGTAGCTTGCGTAAGAGCGACAAGGGATTGGATTATGAGACGATACAGGTTATCGATAACGTATATGGGGAGATAGTACCGTTAATCAGGAATCTTCGTGGATTCGTCAATAATCAGGCGGCGGATTATTATGGCAACAACAAGGTTGGCATGGTAGAGGATATGGATGATATATTACGTATGGCTGAGACATCCATGTCTGATATAAATGCTCTTCGAAGTGATCGTAATGAGGACTGGCTGGATGGACAGCTCAGGATGTTTAATATCCCGGAAAGATATTGGAATGGGATAAAGAAGTTGATAAATAACATCCATAAGGATATCAATGTTATGTCTCGGTTTTTCGGGACGTTAGAACATAGCGGGAACGCTATCTTAGGCATGTTAGGGCAACGTCTTGCCAAGGCTTATAACGACGCTCATGTTGAGGGTGTGGCTAATATCAATAAGATGACTAAGATGATGAAAGAGCGTGGATGGGGGATAAAGGATAATGAGGATCTTATACAGAAGATAAACGGTAAGAACTCTGATTACCTTGATTCGTCCCGTGATTTCGCCAAATACGATTTACTATACAGGACCGAGCAGGCTAAGGCTATTATCGATATATATGATCTTAAAAATGTCATGGGTAAGACCGAGAAACAACTTATCGATCTTCTTCTATCCGATAGAGGCCTTAAGGTGAAGACCCGTGATGACATAGTAGGATATGACGGGGATAAGCCTATTACGAAGGAGGTATATCATGTATTCAAACCTACCATCCAGAATTTCGATATCTCGGACATGACGTTCGAGGATCAGCAACGGTATCTGGATACGATAAATAAGTGGTTGGATGAGAACCGGGAGAAACCTATGGTGCAGGCTTATTACGATAAGATCGAGAAAGTCAATAAGAAGGTCGATGAAAGACTGGGTCGTAGGGTATCGCAAGCTACGTCCGATTTCATGACCCGTATCCGCAGGAGCAGGTATGTGGCTATGGATAAGTTCGTGAGGAACGGGGAGGTCGATTGGAAGGCGTTTCAATCCGATCCTATAGCTTGGAGATCTTATCTGGATATTTTACGTGATAGGGCTATAGCCAAGAGCGAGTGGTATTCCGATGGGACACCAAAGGAAGAGGGATCCGAGGCTCTGATGATGTCCGAGGAGATCAAGGCATGGGACGAGGCGTGGGCCGAGGAGTTCGGGAATACCAACGAGGGTCGTAAGGCTTCCGCCGAGTTCAAGGAGATACTTCGTGGGATAGAGCGGTCCGAGGGCGGTAAGGCGGCGTTCGAGTTCCTGCTGGCCGGTGGTCATCTTGGTTTCTCCAAGGATATGTGGGGATCCGAGGAGGGTGATTATTACAAGAATCTGGTTGATAAGATCACGGAGCAATCCGCATCATCGTCAAGGATAGAGGCGGTAGAGGAGGCGATGGCGACAATAAACGAGATCAATGACCAGCTAAGACCTTTGCTTATCCAGTACCGGGATAGCACGAGATACGGGGAATATGATTTCGATAGGTTACGTGGATCCGCCTCATTAAGAAAGATAAACGAGTTATATGATCGTCTGGCTGAGGCTAAGAGCGTTATTAACGCCGCCGCTTCCGCTGAGGCTATTGAGATGGATATGCCTGATACGGTGGAGAGTGGAGTCACGGATTCTTACCGTAACGCTTTAAGGGATGCCATGGCATACGACAAGGGTATGGATGAGATTAAATTCGCCAAGGAACATATGTCTGCCCGCTCCCGGAGTCAGGTGGATAGGATGGCCGCTAAGCTATCTAGGAAGAACCCGTCATGGACGACCGTGGAGGTGGCGTTCTTTAGAAAGAAGTACGGTCCTGACTTCAACAATAAGCTGGCTAATGATATAGCTATGGGTAAGGCTAATAGTATACTTATCGAGTACGCCAGAACTCGGCTATATCCTTATATGAGAAAATACTCTCCCAAGGGGTATTCTGGCTTCGTCAGGAAGATAAATAACGGTACGTATAAGGTATCCGAGTTCTTTGATGCCATAGAAAATGGTATATCTAAGGAAGAGAGCGTATCCCGTTTCGGGTTTGATATTAATATGATCGATCTGACGATCAATAACCAGTGGCTTGATGAGGCTGACGCCGAGAGTTCTTTCCGTAATCCTAATTATAATCCCGATCTGGGTTATGGATATCATACGCCTAGGTTCGATAAGTACAAGAACGAGGCTTTCTTCAAGAAATACGGTATTACCAACGAGGGGGAGGAAGCTACGATCAATAAGGATAAGTGGGAGATGAGGAAGGAATTGCTTAACATAAGCCGTAAGGCTATGGAGGATTATGATGAGCGATTCCGGAACATCTACCAAATACCACAGATATCCAAGGGCGGCGTGGAGAGGATGGTGCAGGCCGGGGTTGACCCGAAGGCGGCCATCGGCAACGCCGTACGTGATATCGTTGGCGAGAGGGTGGATGACCCTATACATGGTCAGGGGCAAGACCTAGGAGGGATTGATGAGAACGATAACAAATATCGTATGATCCCCAAATACTATCTTAATAAATTGGAGAACGCCGATGACGTGTCCCATGACTTCGCCTACTCCTATTCCATGTTATCCTTACAAGCGACCTCTTACAAGTATAAGAGGGCGGCCTTGGATGATGTTATGGGATATAGGAACATGATGCTGGAGACGCAATACGACGGCGGTAAGAACCCAGAGGCCACTCACGCCTATAGAATGTTTCAGGACTGGGTTAACGCCAGTATCTATGATGTTAGGATAAATAATAAGCGGGCAGAATGGAATATAGGTAATTATAAGGTCGATCTTAATAAGCTGGCTCTTATGTTTACCAAATTCGTATCCAAATCCAACTTAGGCTTCTCCCCATTCGTCGCGGCTACCGGCGCCCTTACCGGGCAGGCCAACTTCCTTTTGGAGGGTATGGTAGGGCAGTATATAAGCAAGGACTCCATGAAATACGCCTATGGGGAAGCCCAGAAGCAGTTAAGTACGTACGTGTCGGAGATCGGGGATATAAACCGCACCAACAAGCTATATGTCGTTGGAGAGGCTCTAGGCGTGTTCAATGTCCGTAACCGTGTACGATCGGCGGCGTATAACAAGATCTGGAGAACCTTATTCCGGGACCTGCCGTTTAAGATGATGGAGGTTCTTAACTCCCCGTTGGATCCGCAGGTCATTATCTCGGTCATGGATGATACCCGCCTATACGAGGGTCAGTTCTGGTCATACTCCAATTTCAAGGAGATGATGATGAAAGACAGAAATATGTCCGCTAACGAGGCTAAACGCGATTGGGAGCGTTTAAGGGATTATTCTATGTGGAACATGGTAGATGTCAAGGACGGAAAGATCGTGGCTAAGAACGAGGCTAACAAGGATATTATAGACCGATATATACCCACCTTGTCCAGTAGGGTAAGGAGTATGGTGCAGATCTGTGACGGCGCCTTGAACGAGCAGAACCGGGTGGGGGCTAGCCGGAACGCTATCCTTAATATGGTGCTGCCTCACCGTGGATGGTTTATATTGGCCGTACAGCGGGCGTATAAGAAAGCCGGTTTCAATTTCCAAACCAACCAGTTTGAGGAAGGATATATGAGAACGTTATGGAGACTGGCCGGTAATGTCTATGGATCGATGTCCGAGGGCAGGATGGGAGAGGCATATGACGTGCTTAAGGAAGAGTATGATAAGCTTACCCCCTACGAGCAGATCAATATCAAGAGATCGATTATCAACATGGCGGTATTCGCTACGATGATGGCCATAGGACGGGCTTTGATGGGATATAGGGAGGATAATGAGGATAGCTGGTTCGGGCAGTTCATTACCTACATCGGGTTCAGGACGATCAATGAGATCGCCTCCCAGACATCCCCGTTCATGGAGCTTAACGCCATAGACATGCTACAGGATCCGCTAGTCACCGCCCGGAAGTTAGGCGACCTCACCGATCCTCGAAACTGGGATCCGTTCGCTACCGTCCAGACCGGCGTGTATAAGGGTGAGAGTAAGCTATGGAGGCAGCTCATGAAGTTCTCATTTGGTAAGCAATGGTATAATATCAAGACGGCTAGGGATATTAAACAGACATCCGACTACTGGCTGATGACTAACGGCATGACGATGGGATTCTTCTTAGGAGGCAGGGATAAGGACGAGTCCGGTGAGGACGCTAATTGGTACTTTGACAGGGGAAGATAACTGCTGATATAGCGTGATGAAAAAAATAGCCAGTAGATTGCTTAAAACAATCATATTGGCTATTTTTGTATTCCCATCTATCCATCCCGGACGGATGGGAATAGGTAATTATTTTATGAATACAAATGTAGATCTTTTTCATGATTCCACGAACAATAGTAATGGAATTTTGACGTCTGAATCCAACGAAATGGGATTGTCTACTATTTTTAATTACAATGGGAATAATGTAGCTTTTATCAAGACCAGTTATGGTATTCTTATTAATGCCACTGATATGGCTCGCCCATATAATAAGAGACCTGTTGACTATTTAAGGCAAATATATGTAAATGAATTAGTTAGTACAATTGTGAGCCAGACACACATATCTGAGGATCAATTAGTTATAAAAATGAGAGGAAGCTCTGAAAACGGAGGAGGGACATGGTTGTATGAGGATGTGGCTATAGATTTCGCCCAATGGCTTGATGTTAAATTCAAAGTTTGGTGTAATTCTAAAATAAAGGAGCTTCTTACTACTGGTTTAGTGAAACTGCCAAATTTTAATAATCCTCCGGAAGCAGCAAGAGCATGGGCCGATGAGTATGAGGCTAGGATGAAAGCTGAGAAGGAAGTTAGATTAGCTTTGGAGGCTAAGGAAAAGATTGAGAAAGAGAAGAGGATGGTTCAAGCTGAATTAAATACAGCTATAGATACTATAAAGGAGAATGAACCGGTAATTGATATGTTTAAAAGGTCTATTCCAAGAGAGGGTGTCCTTATCCGTGAATCATCAAAATATTTTGAGCAATTTGGCTATTATATCGGGATTAAGAACATGTATCCGTTATTACAGGAATTAAAATATGTTTTTAGGAATGAGAGAGGTAGGATAGAAGCATATCAGTCCGCTCGTAATTATGGATTAGTTACATATGGGTCTGATCCCGGTGATGAATACTGGGAGGCTAAAGCCATGACCGTCATGATAACATTGAAAGGATTTGTTAAGCTAGAGGAGTTGTCAAGGAAGAAAAGAGATGTTTTTAAGAGATATGGACATTTCTATGATAATGTATGAGTATTGTAAGGATAGAGGCTTATAACCTCTATCCTTATTTATATACTACTCGTCCCATTGCTCCTAATAGCTCTTTATCATCCTGCTCCTTTACCTCTACATAATAATATCCCTTGAAACAAAATTTCTTTTGATCGGGATCTGACAAGAACTTTTTATATTCCTCGAATCCTTCATCTGAAAGATGATAAGCCTTTCTTTTTTGCTGAAGTAATTCATCTGATTCTAATATCTGTTTTTTAGTAGCCATAATAACGTCATTTTTTTTATTTTACGATTTTTAGACGATGAGGTATTCTACCTACTCCACAAAGTTCCCCATTTTCTGATTTGACAATTTTTACTCCATCAATAGAATGATAGATGTTTTTTGTAGGATCATTCAAAAAATCTTTAAAACTTTCCAGTTCTTCATCTAATAAGAAAAATTCTTTCTTGCAAAGTTCAATGTCCATATAATGATTTTTTAAGGTTGTTATATATCTTGTAATAAATACTCTTCTATTTTCTTAGCCATATCAATAAGCATCTCACATCTAAGGTCGTTAAGATCCTTACAAAACCTCATTTCCTCCTCATGCTTTTCCTCCGGCGATCTGTTATCACTTACGCTGTAGCATGGTGATGAGTGTATCGGTATGGGCTTCATGGCATCTATGGCTAATTTGATAGCCTTTTCTTTGATATCGCTCATACTATTTTCTTTTTGTTCCCAGATCATGCCGCTATGAAGGCAATTAGGATCATCAGCATGATTTATTAAACAAATCCCTTTGTCGTAAAAACAACATCCCGTACAACTCTCTTCTTCTATCTCAGGGATAGCTATGTATTCTTTCCCTTTATATATTTTAACTTCTCCTTTTCTTATCTTATTCATCTTATTAGATTTTTATATCCTACATGTTTCAACTGCTCTTCGGTGGCTTTCTCCTTCGGGAACTTCCCGTGCCATTTACCGGGCACCACGACATCACGTCCGTCTGGGCTGGTAGCCAGCCTCCCGCATTCGCTGCACAGCCCCATGCCCTTGTACGGCTGTAGTTCCTTGGCATAGTCGAATTTATCCACCATATACTCGTTTGTCAACATCCAATAACTAGACGTAGCGGTATTATCAACGCAACCGCATTTAGCGCATACAAACAGGCTCATAGTAAGTTCTTTTTTGCTTCATTAAACAACCGTTCTACTAGATTCTCAAATTCTCCATCAGGCATATCTATTATGTCTTTTATCTGCACTTGTATTCTTTCTTTTGCTAAAGAATAGCAATTACTATTGACAGAGTAACGAACTACAGTGCCGTTTACGAAAATAAAATCATCTGGTTTTAAATCAGTCGTATAGCCATTTTTAGAAAACATAGGGATATGATGTATATCATCTATTCTTGTTATAAAAGAATCATTATATTTGGCATATTTTCCAACAATCCATTTATACTTCTCCTTTAGGTCAACTTGTATCTTGCTCATTTCTTCTTTTAACTGTTTTTCCAGTTCTTCAATCTTATTCATATCCTATCTATTTTAATGTTATTGTTATTAAATCTGTTTATCATCTCATCAAAGAATTGACGGTCTATCTCCACAAGCAGGAAGCCCCCCCTCTCCTCGCCGCAAGGGAAAGGGTAACGGCTACCGCCCCGTCCGGCACAGTGTTCATTGGATTGCCTTCCACGCCATATTCCCGTTAAACATCCTCATCTTTCTTTTCATCATCAATCCTCTCCACTTTAATCGTCCCCATATCACCTGAAGGTAACGTAATATCGCTATACACGTTATTCCAGTTCTCGTCAATAGCTAGCTGATGCAGTATAGATCTATATATCTGGTAGGTATTTCCGATAAGTCTCTTTCTATTGATCATATCTTTACTACCTCCATCATACCCTATATGTTCATAGTCTTCGAGATCCGGGAACAACCTTCTTCTTATCGCTCGTGAGTTATTGACTATAAAGCTTCTTATCCCCAGCGTTTCCGTTCTATCCATATCATTTATCAAAGTTTCCGTGGTATGCTGAAGATCCATGTCTCCGGCTGCGTATCTGCTTATGTCCTCCACGCACCGGGATATCAGCATCAGTTGTTCCCTTGTCAATGTTATTTTATAAAGTTGTTTGTTGTTCATATCCTTCTATTTTATTTATCATCTCGAATATTTTCACCGCTATCAACGGCACTATGGCATTACCATAAGCCTTTATTGATTCTTTTCTCCATTTCCCGTAAGGAATGGTAAGGTTGTCCACATTAAAGGGTAGCCCATCATTTCCTCTACAAATAGGGGACTGAGTTGGAAAACTCTTCCATTGAGTCGATCCCCGTCCATCCCAATCACGGCAGGCATATTTCTTAAAGAGTCTGTTCTCGGTGCTCCGTTGCTTTTTGTCATCTTCCTTATCGTACAAGAACCTGTGTGATCTGAGGCCACTGGTGTCGGTAATAAGTCTCCGTATTTTATCCCTTGTTTGGGAAGTGAACTCAAATCCATGAATCTTGTCTTCCCGTCCTTGTCGCAAACCTTCAACCCTTGCGTCTGAACAGTCGGAAGCAATGAACCATATCCTATACCGTTTATGTGGCGCTCCGACACCGCAAGCTGGAACAATGATCGGTTGGACGGAATATCCTTCACGTTCAAGATCGTCGCAGATGGTATTGATGATATATTCTTGCTCAAGTATCGTTTCCTTGTAATTTTCTTCATCTTGATCACTTTTCGTTTCCACGTCAGTTTCACTACCGGGTTGAACCATATTGGTGATTCCAGCAACATTCTCGCCAATAACCCAGAGCGGTCTTGTCTCTCGTATGACTCTAAGCATTTCCGGCCAGAGATAACGGTCATCATCCGCTCCCTTTCGTTGTCCAGCGACGCTAAATGGTTGACAAGGGAAACCTCCGGTGAGCACGTCGATTTTCCCTTTCCATGAAGTGAAATCAGTTCTTTTAATATCTTCATATAATACTGTTTTTGGAAAATAATATTTTAATACACTTTGACAGAATGGATCTATCTCGCATTGAAAGACATTGTTCCATCCTACCTCTCTAGCGGCTAAATCAAAGCCTCCTATACCTGAGAAAAGACTAGCGTGATTCATTCCATCTTATTTGATATTAATTTTTCTTTTATATGTTTAGATATATCAATTATCTCATCTTTTATATTGCAGTCATCTTTTAATAATGAACCAAATATACATGATATGGCGCCCTTTAGGCCTAGCGCTATCCCTATCTCCAATATTTTTTTATCGGTATTAGAGATTTCTACAGGTTCATATAATATTGATGATATGTTGTTAACGACGTATATTATATCATCTTCATTCATTGATGTAGATTTATCGACAATAGCTATAAAATCTTTTATAATCATAATATAAGCTATTTTTATTTCTTTTATCGTATCATCGCTTAGATGTCTATCTCTTATATGCCTTTCAACATACTTGTTTGCTAGATTCTCTATTTTGTTTGATTTGTCCATTTGTACTATCAATTATTTAGTTAATAATAGATCATAGTCCTCTTCATCTATACTCCCATTATTGTTGACATATATAATGAAATCATTTAAAAGCACGGACTTATCCTTGGATAAGGCTTTTATAATAAGCTCTCCATCATCTTTCAACATCACATGCACAGTATCCCAGATAACATATTTTTGACATTCTTTCTCAATCTTCTTGATTGTTTTAAGTATTATCTTATACGTCTCCTCATATCTTTTTACTATTCCGCACAGTTCAGTCGTATTATATTTACGTATAGCCGTGAATATATATTCCTTTTTACAATCCCAGCATTTTATCAGTTTTTCTGATCCGCACGCCTTATCCTCGTAGAAGAAGCAACCCTTACATGGCTCATTATGGTCGTAGCTTAATACTACAAGCAGCTCCACGCCATTCTTGTATATCACGTCTCCTTGTTTCATCTTGTCTATTTTATTAATCTCATTATCAATATAGCAAAGTTGGATATTATCCATACTATAGATATCCAGAATGTTATACTCAACATAAGACCTATGTTCTTAGGTATAGGATCTACTCTCCTGAATGTAAGGATCATGAATACAAATGTCTTGAAGTTCATAATTTACGATATTTTTCTATATAGTTAACTATTAGATCCTTGACACCTTTAGGGACATTAATTAGCTTAAGGTTACCTTGGAATATATCCTTACCGTACTCGTCCATGATCACCCCGAATGAAGGATTCATGATTCTTGTCGATATACATATCGGTTGGTCGGTATCGAATCTGATAACGGCTACCTTCTTCTCGTTTATCGCCTTCTTTAGGGCTATATAAAGCTTATGACCTTTAACAATGTCACAATTACCTTTCATGATCTTAGACATATATATGATATGCTCTTTCTTCACATTGCTGAGATTGTCCATCAGTTTAAGATCTCCACCAACAGATTTCCATTTTTTGAAGCAAGATATGCATAGACAATAACTGGACTTGGCGTTCCTCGGCATCATCCTGCTGCTACCAGCGGGAACCGTATCGCCACAGCAGACGCACGTCCGGTCTTTGTTGGTGCGTACTGGGCCATAGCTGTTTATCGGGTATTCTTTTTCTTTAAGCATCTTTTTCTGTTTTCAAAATTATCATCACCATACTCATAATTAGGACAAGCCTTATTGCTTGGCCGTCTCGCATAAGTCTTTTGCTCCCTATTATATTTTCTATTAGGGTTTATATAATGGTCGCACACTTGCCAAATGGAGCAGCATACTTCCTCGTATCTTTTCGCCCATTCCCGATCATGTAGATGTACACAAGTGGCGCAAGTTGGGTTCTTGAGCTTATCCTTATTCTCATCTATGATCTTATTGACCCGATCAAGAATAACATGCATTTTTTCAATATTTATGACGTTAAATGCGTCTGGGCATGGAAGATATGTCATTGAGCTTATATCTATGTCCATTTCCTTGGATTTATTGTAAGCTGATTTGTATTTCCTTCTCATCAAATCCTTTAATTGATTTACTTTTCTCTCATAAGTCCCCATATTTCACTCAGTTTTCCATCCTTGTTTTTTCAATAGATCCACCATCATCTCCTTTATCTTAGGGCTAATGGCTTCGGTAAGTATATCAGCGGCCAAGTTAATAGAGAAGCTTGTCATTCTAGATTCTCCTATATACTTCTCGCTGGTAACTTCTTTCACATAGTCGTGAATATCCTTGATCATTTCATTTTGAGATCTTAGGAGATTCAGTATCTCATCGAGTTTATCATTCATCTTTTTTCTCAAATATACCTGATAATAACCAGATAACCACTATCAAAAAGAAACACAACCCAAGCGCCTCATCCGGGTAATCATGCATAGCCTCTAAAATTCCCCTCATAACTTAACATCCATTTTGTTGATTATCTTATAAAATATATCTCTAGTCAGCTCAATATCGTAAGTAGCGTCATGGAGCTTATTCTCGTCGATCTCAATACCCATAGTTCTGGCTACGGTCATCAACTTAAAGTTCTCCATATCGTTTCTTACACCCATCAGGAACGGTGTCACCATAACATATACATCCATACAGTTAGGATAGAACCATGATCCGAAATACTTATCCCCACATTGCTGGAATAAAGCCCGTAGGAAGCTGTTATCGAATCCAGCGTTGTTATACCCCACCAAATACATTTTATCCCTCTTATCGAACTTATTCACGTATTTGGATAATATACCAACTAACTGCCTGTACCCTTCTTCCATAGGCTGATACGACTGCACTTGCTCCAAGGTAACACCAGCCACATCCAGCGCCTCTTGCTCTATCGTGGCGGCAGGGTTCGGGGCTAGGCGGATGTCGAACCTCTCAGTCTCCTGCCCGTCGATATCCACGATCCCTCCTATTTGGTGTATCCCGTTTCTCCAGAACTTAACCCCGGTTGTCTCTAAATCAAAAAATAGTAATTTGCTCATGTCTATTTATTTTGTTAATTTATCATTATCTAAGAACTAGTCGTGAAATGCTTTTATAATATATACTCCCATCAACTCTTTTACCTTCAAAGAAGTATATCCAATATTCTAATGAAGAACATCCAAAAGCAAAGCATATATTATTTATCGCATATCTAAAGTATTTCTTGTCTGAACGAAATAAGATTTGAAATTCTTTATTATTTAAATGGAGTCTTTTTTTGGTTTTTCTTTTATTCATGTTTATAGTTTTATTTTAAATGTTCCTTAATCTTATCCAATGCCTCATAAGACAGATAGCTGTTTATGGCCTTATTGCTATTTACTTTCATCAACTCATCAAACAGATCTTTAGCCAGTACTTTCCACTGTTCTCCCCAATCACGGAGATTCTCGACCTTTGACCGTATATCCTCGAAATAAGAATCTACGTCTGATTTGATTGATTTTGAATAGTATTTAACATCCTCCTCATCCCCATCCATAATATAATCACATTGTGTCCTGATATCTTTTATATGGCTATCTATATCACTGCACATATAATCAACAGGTTTACGTATATTGAATATCGCTTCTGACGTAAGACTGGTTATATCTTGTATGTCTTTTAAATTACCCATGATTTAATCAATTAAATACCAACCATCCACCTGCAAATCCCATTGCGAAAATAGATAAGATTATAGATGTGAATAATATCCAATCTTTTGCGCTTAGCTCATTATTATCTCTCTTTATTTTCTCAAGATAATCATATATAGCTGTATAAACAGCATGGTGAATATTCTCGTCTCTAGCCCTTACGATATTATCATATTCATTATATCCTAGATTATGGGTGGCGCTTTCGATCCTCATATTCCCCGTAACCTTTTTATTTACATCGAAATCGAAACTAACCACTATATCGGTGGTTAGAGCGCTGGCGATTTTGCTTTTTATCTCATCATTACTGAGATTAGCATAGTGCACTAATCGCTCATAGTCTTTATCGTCAAGAATTATCTGTTTTTTAATGTTCATATCCCTAATATTTCTGCTACATAAACAAATCCATAACATATATAATTATCAGCGTCATGCTCACCCCAATTCACATGCCATACGACGGCGCACGGGAAATATAATGGCATATCCTCAGCCATAGGATCCTCTTTGAAGTCATCAATGTTTATCTTCTCCCTCCACCTCCACAGGTCTTGGATATCGTTTAAAATCAATTTGTTCATAACAATCTGGTTTTTAATGCTGATACAAAGATATGATTTAAACAAAAATAAAAGCATGAATAATATTAAAATAATATTAATTATGCTTAAATATAAATATATCCCTTCTAGTTCTCACGGATATACGTATTCGTACTCATCTGGAGGATATGTCTTATATTCAACATCGCACTCCATATTGGTGTAATAGTTATCCCCTTTTCTGTATACTAACGCTACCCAACAGTCATATTTTTTGCTGTATCCTATAAGAGGAACATCTTCCATAGGCGGATTATCCTCCGTTTTGTACTTTATTCTTGCTGTTTGTTTTATACTCATATAATCCATTTTTTAATAATGTTGTTATCAGTGAAAATAATGTGTCTATAAGAAGTCTCTCGCTACTCCAATATATAGGGATCTCGTCTATATCTCTATACGCTACAGACCATGCATGTTTTAGCTTATAACATTCTAATGTACAACCCTCTATCTCATATGGGAGCAAATTCAGTAACGTCCCTACATCCCAAACAGGGTTGAAGACGTCCGGTGTAACGACCTCGATAAGTCCTATGCGGCCAGCTTCGTCCTCCATAGAATGCAGTCGATCTAGGCATCGGTTCCTAAACCCGCTGGCGGTGGAGATAGGGAGGCCGGCCTCGACCAGCACCCTCCCCTGTTCTTTTGTGGTGAATATCCTTTCTTTCATCTAATCCTTGATCTTTTTCTCTACAGTAACAATCGTATCATTATGCCATCCCCCATGAGCCACAAGAAGAATCTCCTGCTGCTCGAAGCCAAGCCCGGCCCCTATACCGCCGGAGTTCCACGCACAGGTAATGACCACCCCTCCTTTCTTGGTGATCCTAGCTATCTCCTTCTTCTGTCTAGCCCAATAACTAGATTGTGTTGTTTGCATATTAACAGATTCTCCAAGTCTTTTATACGACTCAGATACCTGTCTCGCGGAATATGGTGGATCATATAATACCATATCAGCTATATTATCGCCAAGATCACTCAGGAAGTCCGTGGCGTCTTTATGATACATAGCCTTAGTCTCAGGATCAAGATCGTTGGTGATCGTCCCTATATCGCTGTTTCTGGCGAATGGATCCACTATAACCATCCCCTCTTCTCGATATTTATCTATAAGTTCCCTTATCGGTTTTATGCTGAATGTCTCGCTATTCGGCATTGACCATTTCTTGTTTATAATCATATTGCTGTAATTGTGCTTTAAATTTGAGTTTCATGGTACTTCTAGGTATAGGATCACATATATCCTCCCACCAATTCTTGTGTCCTTTCGGTGGATGTATATCCTTTTTCCATAAAGATCCCTTAACTGTCTTGATTCTTCCGTATGATTTCATTTTGCTCATGTTTACCTTCGTATGTCTACTTACGCTCTATGCCTCTTAGCAAATGGGCTATCACATCCACTGTCCATCCGTTACCCGCTAAAGACATGGCCGTATTCGGGGCTATCCCGTCAAGGTAATCATCCGGCAATGTCTGTAGCCTACACATCTCCATCGGGGTCAGGTATCTGAATTTGTCTTTCATGTCAAAGGCATTAGGATATCTTCCGGGAGGTAGTGATGAGATCACGTTATCTTTCATGACTGTTGTCAGGCAATTACTTTTCTTGATGGGAGTGGTATTCTTATCTTTTCTTATCTCCAGACATTGCGTTATTTTTATGTCCTTGTCACAATCCTTTCGATACCCGTCCTCTCCTATCCTTCTACCGACAATGGTCCCTATATATCTCCCTCTTATGGCTCCAGGATCCCAACCCTTGTCATGCTCTAGAATATCATCCAATGATATATGCTTGTCTTTCGGCATTTCTACCGGCCAATTGCACCAATAAAGGCGATGCCGGGTCTGTGCCGAGACCAAGGCACTATCGATCTCCACCGGCTCCACGCCAAGCTCCTCGGTAATCACCCAGCGGTGCTCATCCCGCATCCGGACGTTCTCACCCAAGAACAGGACCTTACCTTTGGTCTCCTTCTTTAAATGCTTTACGATGTCCGAGAAGCAAAAGAAAAGCCTTCCACGAGCGTCCATGAATCCTTTACCCTTACCTGAGCTAGAGAAGCTCTGGCAACAGAACCCTCCCATGACCAGATCTATGTCTTTCCAAGAAATATCCCATATTCTCCAGTTATTAACATCTCCTAACCGGATAATATTAGGAAAATGTTTTTGACTTACCTTTATACATGTCTTGTCTATCTCCGAGGCGTAGTAAGTCTCTATAGGTATACCGGCTCTTTGTAATGCTAGATATCCACATGATATCCCATCAAATAATGATAATACTTTCATATTGTTCATTTATTCTCAGACCTAAAAATATCCTTTGCGATCATATCAAGGGATATTTTATGTATCTTAGGTAAGACCTTAACCAATTTTATACCAAAATTTTCTCCCCTCTTAACAAAAGTCCATTTCCCGTATATGATCCCATGCATCATATTTTGTATTATCTCCTTGCTATCCGTCAAGAACACTTGATAATAGATACTGTTGACATAATTGAAATCCTTTCCATGATCATTTGCCGGTCTTAATATCATTACAGCCGAAGAACATCCACGAACGAATCCGTGTATCTCAAGACATTCCTCGAACTCATAATTATCGCGTTCCTCATCATGAACATCCTTAACCCATTTACATGGTCTCCCGTCTTTAAACGGGATCTTTAACTATTTCTTTGCCATCTTTTAAATTATATTATAATGTTATTACCTGCTCATAGGTGAGCGTGCCTTTGTAACCTCTAGCTTTTAGTTCTTCGATAAGTTCTCTAGGTTTGAATTTGGCTAGATCTGGATTGGTAAACACTTTCGTTAATTTACCCCCCCCCCATCTGCATTGGCTTTTTTGGACGATTTGTAGGCATTTACACAATCCTTACAGTAGTATCCAAACCCATCCTTTTGTGATTTGTTCTTATAGAATTTATCTACTGGTAATTCTTTACCACATTTCTTGCATATTTTAGTCTCCATGTCTATTAAATTAAATTATGATTCAATGTTTTCAATCTTAAATTCCCAGTCCATAGCGTCATGCGTTGCTTTAAATCTGTTTCTTTATGACAATTTGGTTCCCGTATTGAGGTATAATGCATAAACCTTCATTCAATCCATTTATTTCCAGTTCCCCAAAATTATTTAGATTGATAATAAACTCATTACCAACCCAATCAAAAACTCGTATGCCATTTTTAACTTCTATTTCATCGTCACCGCAGCGATGATTAATAATATGCACTTTCATTACCTTCGTCCCTGTTGTCCTATATTTATAACTCTCAATTTATCATATTCCTCTGAAAGAATCCCATGATCAAACAATTTGTTAGCGTCTATCTTAAGACTTCTATAATTGTCAGTTATGTTGATATCACTCCACAAGTTCAATCTTCCCCTATCATCTAATTGCATATGGATAAATCCTTTTGTTATCTTCTTCCCGGCTTTAAGGCGCTCTACGTCTTTATCAGTAATCTTTTTCATACTTTCGATATTTTATCGTTATAATTAAATTCATCTTTCATCCTGATCTTTATACCTCCATATGATAATTCCTTATGAGCCGTGACAAAATAATCAACCGCATCTTCATCTGATAAATTATGCGGACACCTTTCCCATACAGGATTTTGATCTAGATGATCCCATGTGGCTACAAGTAGCCTATTCTCGTTATTATCAATAGCTATCTTATATGTTCCTGTAGTAGCCTTACGTTTAATGATCGCTCCATTTAACATCTGTTTCTTAGCCCAGCTCCATGAGCCTCTCAACCCAAATGTTCTTATAACCCAGTTATTTATCTTCTTCATTTCAAATTATTTGTTAAAAGTGTAATATAAATATAAATACATAAATTGAATAGGGCTATTCACCATGCCCTTATCAGTAGGATCATCGTATTTGTCAAGCCAAAAACGAAGCGCCTCCCAATCGATATCCTTACGGTCACATACCATGCAGGCTAGGTTAGCCCCGAACGGCTCCCCGTCGCCGCCCAGCGACTTGTTAAACCTCTTGGCTAGTCTTTCCTTGAATCCCTTATCATACCATATCCCGGAGGTAGCGGCATAGCAATAATAAGCGTTGTACTTCATTTTCACGCCCATCCTATCAAATAAAGACGTATGCCATATCCGATCCAGAAAGAACACTATTCCACGATATATGAAAGTCCGGAGATTCTTCCTGTATTTCTTCCCTAAGAAGCTATCCACGCAAGATATAGTCCCGCCTGAATAGTACCAGTTATTGGCACCTCTCTTGACCTTATCCGTCATCTTGAACTTATTCTTTCTATCCTCTACCCTATCCCAAGGCTTTAATTTATCCTCATTAAATGTCGGGCAATAATGATAGTAATGATTGATCCATGACAGATATGGGTTGTATATCGTGTATCCATTATCGCTGACATATGAGTTCATATCATACCCAAGTTCCTTGGCTAGAATAGATCCCTCATCAGCTAATACCTTCAATATCGGGTTCAAGTTCCATATCTGATCTTGACTGGCGAACATCGAGTAACATGGATCCTCATCCTCCCCATACCATCCTCCCATCCCGCTCACTATTTTATCCAAATCAAGTGAATAATCTTTCCCGGGTAAAAAATCATCTCTAAGAAAAAAACCTCTATATGGGATCATATCATGTATGCCGGGTTGGTCGTCAAATATGAACTTAGCGTTCTCGGTCAATCTAATCAATGTTTGCAAGACAGAGGATATATCTATGGGTGCATATTCACACCTATAGACCTTATTATTTATCCAAAGATATTGAAGAAGCTCGGCTATATTAATAGTCCCGTCCTCCACATATCCTGTCTTGTTATCGAAGTTTATTTTGGCTAGAGGTATATTACTTCCTTGTGGTTGGTCACTTTTTTCATTACAACAATGCACGAACCTGTCAAAGAATATATCTTTCCAACCAAAATATTTATCCCTTATCGTCATAAGCCTATTTCTTGTCGTATAACGACATGACGTTAATAAGATCAGCTTTTCTGGCCATCCCCTCAAGTTTATTAAAGCCATCCATGTTATCTCCGCTGACGATGATAGTAGGATATACCTCTATACCGTACTTGGATATTTCCTCCTCCGTGGCTTTGTTCTCCGGGATCTGGTTTAACGTGACCTCACCCTCATACTCCTGTAATGTGTTGGCGATAATATACCGCATGTAGTCGCTGTACTCAGCGTCTTTCTTCGTGAAAAAATCAATTCTTACCATCTCAAATAGTTGTTAATCTGTTAATAATCAAATCAGCGGTAAATATAGCATTATCTACCTCATCTATACTCATCTTTCTCCCATCGAAATTGTTAGATAATAAATCCTTAACAATCTGATATCTACGCTGCTCCCAATTTACGTTTACATCAAAATTCAGATTCTTTACATAATCATAATTTAATTCATTATAACTGTAACTGAGATACTTAACTATCGGGAATAGGCTATCATCAATAGTGCGCTTGATTACATTAACGTATTTACCTGTTCTTTTGTCGATAGCTCTTAATCTCTCATCTACTACTCTTTTCCCTGACTCTTCCATTCTATAAGCCCTTTGTTATGTTTATCGTAATATAATAACGCTATGGCGTTCCAGCATACGGCGGATAGATGCATGAATCCCTCCTTATCATATCTCTCCCCTTTCGTATAAGCGACCAAGTGCCTCATGAGTGCACCTAGATAACGATTAAATCCATCAGGTATATCTTGCCATGAGTTATCGGCGTACTTCTTGGCTCCTTCCGTATATACCCTCACGATGTCCTCTATCTCAGCCAAAGGAAGAAGATCCCACCGGAGTTTACCGTCGGCCCGGTCGTCCTTCCCGCTGCCGTCTTTCCCCACAAGCGGCCCGCTTTCCACCACTGCGTCTCCTATTTTTGGCTTCCCGAAATTTATCGCCTCATCCGCCGTCTCATCATCAATAAGCCTTAACTTGATAGCCCTATTTAACGAAACAACCATCTCCTCATCAGCCCAAATGGATTTATATGTCTCATCAAATAACGGTTCTATTTTCATCATTCTCGTATTGTCGGCGGTTTCAAGTACCTCAAATACCTCACCATCATAAACGACTTTGTCGTATTTGCTAAATTCCTCTTTCATTTCAAACTCCTTTTTGTTTTATTATTAGGTAATTATATACTTTTTAGATTAATAAAATTCACTAAGATCCCTGCATTCTGGTGTTTCTCCTGTCATAGAGTAAAGCTCACCAGATGATAGATGCACGCAATGAACGGTCTTCCCGTCTATATACTCACTTCGCTTCGTGATCCCACAAATAGCGCAGCGTTGGATCCCCGGACCCGCCTTTATCCATGAGTGCCGTACGTTTTTCTTTCTTGTCCTGTTGGTGTCGTCAAGTTTTCTCATGATCAATCCTCCAAGGTCGTTACAATTTTATCTTTCCCGATAATAACCTCGTTCCCGCTTCTTACATCAAAGCATCTCTCACCCTCTGCCTCCTTGAAATAAAGAACGCCATTGTACTCGAATAAACCGAAGCCGTAATCGTTTAGCTTCATTTCGTTAAGTTTTTTGAACTTATATACGTTTTTCATATTCTCCATATTTTTAACATTTCCTTCATTCATATAAAATATTGATGCAGATATTGATATTATTCCTATAGCTATCATAATTAATCCTCCGTGGAACATACCTCCATGTAAATCATCCCAGCCTTTCACCATTACAGCTATGGATAACATAATCACTGCCATACTAAGCAAGACCCATATCATATCACATTTTCTTTGTCTTTAGGAACTCCATCATATCCTCTGCGCTAAGCTGGAAGCCTGCCGCCGCCTTATGACCTCCTCCCCCGGGATAGGCCTTACGTGCCAGCGCCGAGACATCCAACTCCTCTTTGGTGGTATAGAACGTGCATCTGAAGAATCTCCCATTCCAGCAGAACGGCATCATCAGGTCATGTTTCTTTGGATTGTATTTAGCCTCGAATGTGGCGCTGTTGAACTCCGTCGTATTCATACATATGGCCTTATACCCAAATACGTCAGCCTCGAATGAGAACATATCCATCTCGCCCCTGTTTTTCTCAACGATATACTCCAGTATCGCCTCTCCGTTCCTTATCATGTCATATATGAAGTCATGATCGCCGTCCATGACCTTTGCCGCCATATCCACGTCAAGACCACAATATCCTCTCATCCCATATTGGAATGAGAGCACGTCACTCCATTCGAAGCGGTTATGATCCCATACATCATAAGCGCTCAATAATTTTACCACATTGGGGGTCTCGATATCATCGAAAAGATATTCCCATGTAAGTTCGCAAGCCGCCGTACCAATACGTCTTTTACCTTTGATATTATAGTCTTTCATAGCATCTATCGCTGTCTTATGATGGTCTATCCATGTGACATCTATCCCTTTGTCTTTCCATTCATCAAACAGCAAGCTTGTTCTGTCTCCAAATGACACGTCAACTACAAACACCTTATCATATTTATTCACGTCAGGTATTTCCTTGCCGTAATTGTAAGGAAGAAGATCAATGTCCCCTTTGAAATACTTTTTTACTATAGCCGCTGACATTACTCCGTCAAGGTCAGCCTCATGATATATACATCCTGTCATAATCTATTGTTTTTGATTAAAAAATCTATGTATTCTTTTATATCCTTGTTCCTATCATTATCCCAGTCAAATGTCTCGTTTATGAATTTGAAGTACGATACCGGAATTGAATGCAACATCCATCCACAATACTTGCCGAATGTCATTAACGTAGAGCCAAGGGGATGATCCGGCCTCCCGGGAACAGGGGCGGCGGTTACGCCCTGCGCCAGCCCCCTCCTACGATCTTTCTTGGCGGCCTTGATATCCAGATCTGTTTTCGTTACCTTATCCCCCATCGGGATATTAGTTATTAGCTTATCGCCGATAAACACTCCCCATCCATACCCCTTGTAGTTCTCTATACTAAGTTTCCTTATATCACCGAACCTTGACGAGTTGTTACAACAATCAACGACCAAAGCACTATCCTTTCCGTCTTTTATACGGACTGCCCTTCCAAGCCACTGATAAAACGACGAGAACGAGAATGTCGGCCTTCCTACTATCACGCAATCCAGACCCGGATGATCGAATCCCGTACCGAGGGCGGAATAGTTGAACACTACCTTCGTCTTACCTGACTTGAACCCCTCGACTATAGCCTCCCGCTGTTTCTTTGGCGTGCCTCCGTGAACCACTTCCGCCATGCCAGCGCATATCTTTGCGTTCATCCATTCGGCGGCGGTATTGCAGCTCTCAACAGAATCCATAAACACCAGTATAGATCTGCATACGTCTTTTAATACCATCAACCGACGTAAAATAAGGTTGTTTAAGCCGTTTTTTCTCACCGCCTCACTAATAGACTCGGCCGTATATTCGGAGCCGTTAGAATTAAGTTTAAGGGCATCTCCATTGAAATCCCATGTCTCATATTTAAGAGGTGTCCAAAATCCTTGCCTTATCATCTCCTCCACCTGTATGACATGGATTAGGTTCTTGAAATATACCGGTCTCATACGAGTGATGAAATTAAGCTGGGAATATGACACCTGCCCTATCGACATCGTTTTAAGCCTGCATGGTGTAGCGGTAAACCCTATCACCTTTCTCGGCTTCAGCTCATTCATGAATGTCATGAACTCACTGCCGTCCTCAGGACTGTATCCGGCATGAGCCTCATCTATCAACACGTTCCTGATCCCCATCTCCTTAAGCTGACCAACAACCTTCTTGATAGACCCTAACGTGGCATATATCATGTTAGATAGCTCTTTCTTTCCACAGGAAGCGGAGTAGATGGTAGCCGGTATGCCATACGACGTTATCTTGTCGTGGTTCTGTTGCAGCAATTCTTTTGATGGTTGTAAAATCAGCGTCTTATCTCCCATCAATCTAGCCGCCTCTGCTATCAGCAGTGACTTACCGCAACCTACAGGACCTACGATCAATACCGGATCATGTCTATCAGAATTTATGTAATCGGAGATACTTTTAACACACTCCTCTTGATATGGTCTTAATTTGTAAATCATTTGGATTTGTAGTTATCAAAAACGTCTTTTACGTACTCTAGTCTTACAGGGCATTCCCGACCATCATCCATCTTCACCATCAAAGTCTCTTTGGTCTTGCTTATGGCTATCACCTCTCCTACTCCCATCTGGGTATGGACTATATCGCCTAGCTTTATATTACATTTGATCATGGTCAAGCTTTTTATTAAATTCCTCTATCTTGCTCCTGTCTGTCTCCTTGGTCATCTTAGCCTCTTCCTTAAACATATCATACCCTTCCCGGATATTGTCGCCAACCATATTCTCTATCATCTCCCTTAGCTCATCGCTTCTTACGGCAAAAGATATCTGGAATGATTTACTTGTGCCTTTCATCAGGTAATCAATCTCCTTCTTACATTCTGCCATTAACCGATCCAGATTATCGAACTTAACGAACTTGGAGTTGCCATTGGCTTTTCTTACCCCATCCTTGAAATCCTCCAATATCCCGTTAAATACATCCGCCATACACATCATGGAATGTAGCCATACCAGCATATTGAATTTATATTCATTATCAGCATTATTCATCAAGCCTATCAAAGACTCACTTTTTGTCAACATTATTTTAGATTCTCGATCTACGATATCCTTTATCTCTTGCCGGTATTTCATGGCGCCAACGAAATCCATCTTAGAATAACATTCATTTGATTTCTCTACCAATTTCCTGATATCCTTTCTAGACATCAGAAGATCCAATACCTGTTTTTCTCTTTCGTTTTTATCCATAATCATTTATTTATTGACACAAATATAATTAAAGCCTAGATATTTACCTAGGCTTTTTAATAAAGTTAATCTTTTTTATTCTTTCTTTTTGACTCATCCCAATCCGATGAATACCTACATGTGTTTTGTTTGTGGATTGAGAAATCGCACCAAAAACACAAGGGCTTGGGGCGGGGTTCAAGGCAGGCCGGCTGACGTCCCATGAGGTAGCGCTTCTCGTACTTATACCCTTGTTTGGCATCGTCCCAAACGTGAGCTTGATAGCTATCTATTTTATTTGTCTCGAAATCATACATGTCAAGGAGAATATCGTTAAGTTCCTTGACCGATCTCTCTACTTTCTCCTTATCTACCTTCACGTTCTGATTGTCCAGCATGCGGGTAAAGAAATAGCTGCACATATCCGGCAATACCTTATATTTTCTGAGTATGTAAAAGGCGTATATCGGATGTTGGAGATTATGAAGCAGCTTATCTTCATCGAATAACTTTCTCCCGGACTTCCAGTCTATCGTATACATGGCTATCCTGTCCTTTGTCTTATACTCTCCACGCCAGTCCACCGATCCTATGATATGTACCTTATCGTATGTCACGCCATCCAAGGTAAGGGGCTTGGGTAGCTTATAGGGCAGGACGAAGCCCTCCTCCACGCCGGCCGGTCTCGACCCCCGGATCACCTTCTCCATTGGCGTAAGATCCGACCACATTTTCTTATAGTTGCCAGCAGCATCCTTCTCAAACAACCCCACAATCCATCTTATTAACCTAGCCGCATGTTGCATGGACTCGATCTGGGATTTTACGCTATCAAAAGGTATCTTCTCTATATCGGCGTAATAGTTAAATGCCTTACTCATGTCCTCATAAGAAGGTCTGCATCCGTTCTTGAAGAAGTACTCCATTGTCTGGTGGATAACCGTACCATATGACGTAGCCTCGTGCTTCTCCGTGGATCTGTGACCCTCCACGTAAGTCTTATACCACTTATACGGACATTGGACAAACGTGTCTATCTGTGAGTAGGATGCGGCAAGCACCTTCTCGCCGCCTATGGTCTTACATAGCAAGTTATTCTCCGGAACGATCATAAAGCCTCTCCGTATTTATGTCACGCTCATATAAATCCATCGAAATATTCTGTAGGTTATGTAAATACCTTATCTGGATAAGCTCGCTCAGGTCATCCTCCATATCCCTAAGTCCGATATAATACTCGTCGCCAAAAACCTCCATGGTCATCCCGTGTCCACGATATACGTCCCTATTCTTGTCACTCTTAAAACCGATAGCATCAAGAAGGTTATCGTCTATCTCAATAGGCATGACATCATCTCCCCCTGAATACCATTTCATTATCCCATCATCAACCTTACGTTCAAGGATTAATGATCCACTTTCATTACACATACCGGTAACGCACCCTACTCTCCATATATCGCCAGCTTTGTCTTTTACAAGATTGCCCGGCCTTAACTCCTTAACTGAAATCATATTCTTCCTCCTCATGATCGTCATCACAATCATCGACAAGAGGGGTCTCTAGCCCCTCTTCCCAATCATCATATCCGAAATCCATTTATTTGTCTTTTAGATAATCATACAACATACCCATAAGCTCTCCTACCGTCAATTCGTGATAAGGCTTGACGTTAAGTGCCTCATCGGGTATACATTTACCCGTTTTCTTTTCCACTTCCATTATGACTTCTACAAAATCAAGGGAATCCATAGCCATATCCGTATCCAGCTTATCCTCGTTCATTATCTGAGCGGCATGATCAAGGCCATTAAATTCACCCATCTTCTCGAATATCGCCTCCTTGACTACTTTTTCAACTTCTTTTCTTTCCATACTAAATCGACATTTTCAATCTTCTACCTAATTCTTTTTTTATATCCGATATCCTTTCGATATCCATCTTAACATCGCCTGTGATAGCGTATTCCTTATCCATTCTCTTTGGGGGATCCGGAAGCCGGCTTATGGCGAACAACCATGCCAGCTCCTTGTTCTTGTTCTCCCTAAGATACAAGTCAGACGTCATGCCATACATTTTTATGATCGTATCGAATAACGTTGATTCCGATAAACTCATATGCACGCTATACACATTTGATGGTTTCCAGATCAAGTTATCCAATCTCATCGTATACTCACGTTTAAGATCTATGTGGGATATTACGGCTCTTACTATAGGTTCTTCCTTGAAGTTGGTATTAGCCACGAACCATACGAGCCGTTTCTCTACCTCCTTGATAGCTCCTGTATCCTTACCCATATCGTTATATACCCCAACGATACGGTCCCGGATCCCCTCGACCTCCGGTGTCAGACCGGGTGTCTCTATCAGCATCAGCAGCGATCCTCCCCTTGGCGTTATCTTCCACTTCCCATTCTTCTGAAGCTCAATATAACCAGATGCTTTATAACTATCTATTTTCTCCTTTGGAATGGTGTTAGCCATCTCTTCTTTTTGCCGGATCATCAAAAGATACCCGACATCAGACATCGTTAACCCTGATGTCATCATCTGTTCAAAATTTATATACATAAACTAATGAGTTAAAATATTGACCTTATCTTTCTGGCTACCCTCTCGACTATATCGGGATGATCATTTCCGTTATATATATCTATTAGCGTATCTATTATATGTAACCTTATGTTTTTCTTTGATGAATGAAACCAAAAATCTCCATTTTTTCTGTTTACAGGTTTGAACATCTTCAGTTCTGGTATAAGATAACACGCCACACATGATCTTTCAGCAAGTGATAATTCAACCGCTGCCTTTTCTATTGCTATGCACATAAATGCATAATTATCATTCTTTATTAGATTGTAAGCCCTTCTCAACACCCTAAGGGCGTCTGCTTTCGATAATCTCTTTCCCTTTTTCATACTGTTTTACCGTATAAGATTCATTAGCCATACCAACTCTACCAACTGATATAGATTGATTTATAGATTGGTTAAGATGCCCTACAACCGACATCTTAGCCCTAACCGTATTGGCGCATCTTAGAAGGATTCGATAATCCTCTAACGCCCTCTCGTATCTTACGTCCACCCTAGCCCTTTTATCAGCATCAGTCATGCTCTTACATGTTCCGTCCTCCCTCAGGCTTATAGCGATCTTGTCCCGTATGATTCTGATATCATCCTCGGCTATCACCAGTTCGGCGTCAAGAACCCCCTTGTATGAGCTAAGAAGATCCTCCACCGCCACAACTTCCCTTTTTAGGTTCTCCAATTCCAATATCATTGAGTTGTCATTTATCCTTTTATACTCCTGTACTTTATTGGATACCTCATCACAGATACTCATGATCTCCTTTTCCCGTTCCCGATTTATGATATATCTGATGCTGTATTTAGCCATTTCCTTTAACGAGGATATAATTTCCTTTATCCCCATCTTATCCTCAACCGACAATACGGTCTTCAAGAACATTTCCAGCACCTTTATCACTACAAGCAAGTAATTATGTCTCAATCTCATGTCAATAAGGTGTTTCGTCATGTACTACATTGAAATCATCACTAGGCGGTATATATTGTTGCTCCAACGGGATACTGGGAGGCGGGGGCGGTAGCGTCACCACAGTCGTGTCCGGCTTGCCGCTACCCACTGGGGCGTCCGAGCCTCCCGGTCTTTCTTGGCGCACCACCCCTCCATCAGGATAATATCGCTCATATCCTTTCATGATATCTACATGTATCGCATCAATCTCCTCTAATGACCGTTGACGGACCTTTACGATATGATGGAACAATAATCCATCCACACGGAAGGATCGTCTTGACTCGCTCTTGAAACGTTCCAGATTAGGATACCATCCTTGCGGAAATTGCATGTATGAGGAGTACCCGTATCTTTTCGGTATATTTAACGCTACCATAGCCGTACATAACTGTCCCAATGTATCTGATTGATAAAAATCAGATTGCTTTGGCATATGATCCTTTGGATCCCGCCGTCCTTCGATATCACGATTGAGTTGGGATATTATAAGAAAGAAAATATTAGGAAAAGTTCTTTTAGCGATATTACACATGGTTATCAACGAGTCGATATTTCTTTTGGCGTCTCCTGAACCTTGTACTAGAGCCGTATGATCTATAGACACGAATACCATTTTCTTATCCTTGTTTATTGGCATATACTCATTCCATAGAAAGTTTTGAAGCTCATCTACGGTTGATGGTTTAGGGATGTATGTTATTCTGCTAGAGTTCTCTTCCTTGAGGCATCTCTGCATTTCTTTTACCTCATCTTCTGACATCTCGTTAAGGAGTATATCTTGTATGTCTTTCCCCATTTTTTTTGATAGTGAACGTAACATCAAATCTTCTGGGTTCATCTCAAACTCACATCTTAACCATACATAATCATCTGCCTGTGGATTGATATTGACATTCATCACATTGCTCATGATTTTTTGCGCCAGATAAGATTTGCCAACTCCGGGCCTAGCGCCTATAGCCACCGCATGTTGTGGGTAGAACCCGCCCAGTAACGCCTTGTCAAGATAAGCGTATCCAGTACGAGCCGGGAGAAGCTCTCCCGACTGATACTTTCTTATCCTCTCATAGGCATCCATGATAATCTCCTTGGATGACCTCCATATCCTATCCTCACTCATCCTCTTGCGTTTCTATCGCCAGCCGTATCGGATTTAGATCCTCTGTTAGCTGATCTTGATTTATATTTTAACCCCTTAGCCGTATGGCATAGATCCTTCCCCTTCCGATAAGCCTTACCCTTTAGCTTATCGGTCTTGTAGTTCTTGCGACCCAACTCCCGTCTCTTGGCTTTCTGCTCAGGTCTGGCGTTGATCTTCTTATCCGTCTCAGCCTTCTTCTTTCTGGCTTCCGGATGTGTTCTGTAATATTCAGTCGATCTCCCCATCCTCGTCCTCCTCATCATAATTATAATCCTCTACGATAATATCCTCTCCATCTAAATATGAGGCTTTATCTCCGAGTCTGCTTCTCATGCTCTCGTAAGGATCATCCCCATCTTTTATTTCCCACACACATAAGTGCGGACCTATTATATCAATAAGCATGTTGGCCTTATCCTCGCTTATGCCTTTTTCTATCATCTTATCTCTGCATTTGTAAAAACCACATGTCTTGTTAAACACTGATCCTCCTACATAAAACCCTGTCTGTTTGTGAATGAAAATTACTTTCATGTTCTGTCAATTTTTATTAATAATTATTTTTTGTAATCACCGTAACTCATGTCAGCGTCACACACCACCAAGTCAGTTACCTTATCCACTACATGGAATAGATGCTCCGGACATCCGTGGCATGCGCTACCGCCTATCGCTATCGCCTTATGCCTAGGGCAGTTATTCCCCCTCCCTCCATCATATATCTGTATCCGATTATCACTATATGTCTTGATATGTCTCATGATTTTAAGTAATGATGGCAAAGACATCTTGTAAGGGGATATATGCTCCTCCGGTATCATAAGCTCACCGGATAGTTCTTTGTAAAGATCATGTCTATCATGTCCTGTTTTTATTAAGAATACGTTGATCTCGGTCATTACCATATCCATAGACCTAAGGAGATCCGGCTTGGCTAACCTACCTACAGGTTTACCCGTAGAATCGGATCTCATCCAAGCCCCACACTTCTCGCACCCAACTTGCTTTCCCTCCACCGTATTTATCATAGTGGATGGGGCCTTGCAATACGGGCATACGGATCCGTTTAACATAGCTTTCTGGGCTAAAGATAGCTCTCTCATGCCTTTTCTTGTATTTTGACATTAAATAGATCACAGAATCTGTTAAAATTCCTGTTCTCTATTCTCATATCCTCCTCATACCTGTCAACTGATTTGATGAAATCATTATAACAGTCCTCGCACATCCATTGATTGATTACTGCTACATAATAGCCCACGGATATAGGTCTGTTACACATATCGCAAATACCTAAGCACCCATATCTGGTGAGCTTATCCATCATCTCCTGTCTTGTTATTTCAAGCACCTTGAATTTCTTGTAATTGTCAACTACCTTTGCCATTGTAAATTTGTTTAATAATAAAATAATCCGCTATATCCATTCCCTCATTTATATTGGGTTTTGATTCTAGAAAATTACTTATCTCTATATTCATCCCCCTCATATCCTTGTCTACCTTCTTTCTCCATTCGTTGAAAGCGTCGCCCTTATCCGGGTACAGGACTATCCGCCTCCTACCCAATGTCTCTATCATCTCCCTCTTCAACATATGGATACCGCCACAGGCCATAAACAACCTACTAGGGTACACAATGTTGCAGATAACAGCCGTCTTCTCTGACTCTACTATATACACCGGAGCGTCATTGGGATAGAAGTTGATAAGAAACTCCCCGAACAGGCATTGCCTAAGCAGGTAATCCTGACCGTCCAGTATATGCACCCAACATACGTGATCCATGGGAACCTTTACCCTCTTCCCGTCAGGCCCGTAGTCCATTATCTTTCCGGTCCGCACTACCCAATTCTTATCTAGTTGCCAGAACACACAGCACTTACCCCAGTCCCCGAATCTCATCATCCCCACCTTATACAAGCTAAATGCCCTATTGGTATGATACGATCCGAAGATATTGGATAGATAATCCTGAAGATCGGATGTCTCGAAAGGATTAAGCGTCTCAAACATCTTGCTTACCGGAATGCAGTTGGCTATATCCGGATCCACGGGAGGTCTGTACCTCCTTAATACTTTGTTTGAATCGGTAAAAAGATCATTGTTCCCAAGTTCGCTCCCTGTTGGATATTTAAAGTAACCACATTTATTTTTATGATCACACACCCCAAACTGCTCTCCAACGATCTGACCGGTGGTTACGTCCACGTACGGCGTAAAACACTTATCCTTGCCGCATTGCGGACACGTCAGCTTCCTCCTTGGCTTGCTATGATCCAGCTCATACCGATGAACGCTCTTATTGAACTCCCTAAATTCCATCATCCTCTCCTCTCATTCATGACTCTATATATATAGTCCCTCAGCGGTTCCTTTCTTATTAACTTATTAACGTCAAACTCGCCTTCTATGTCCAAGGATCCGACTCTTGATGTAACCGTATAATTGGTTTTCTCAAACTTATACTTTCCTTGAAGATATACTACGGTAGCCATATTCAATATAGGGTTGTCAGTCTGTCTCTTCAACTTATATTGGCTGGTCTTTGCGGTAGGATCACCCGGAGCGAAGTTATATATCTCCTCTATCTCCAATATCTTTCCATAGTTCTCCAGTATCATTCTTCTATATAACTCAAGTTGGAAAGCATACTCGTCATAGAAATTGCCTTTCCTATTTGATTTGAAGTCCAATATAGCGAATATCCTCCTGCATCTCTTTATCTTCTTTTTCTCCGTCTTAGGCTGACCTTTCTTGGCTCCCGTCTTATAGAACTCTCCTGTCTCGACCTCTATCTCCACCATCTCCGGCTCGCCATCCATCTCCACCACTGCGTCCACCGAAGAAGCTACTTTCAATCTCCTTGACCTCAACATCTTTTCGATCAATACAGGTTTTACATGTCTTTCCTTGCAGAATATGGCAAATGATATCAGATCCTCTATCAGCTCATCAATGTTGTCCACTAATATCCGCTCCATCCTATACTTGTCTATTCTTAGCTTAGCCTCCTTGACAGCCTTCCTTATCCATGTCGGGATCAGCTTTATATTAACCCCGGTCAGATACAACCCAAATAGATAATGCATGATAGTACCCAGATCAGCCCTATAGTTAGCGTACTCATCAGGGTCCTTGCCCTTGAGTCTCATCTCATTCTTCCATTTCTCCAAGGCTCCGGACGTATCACAATACCCATTGGCGATATTGTTAGTGGCTCCATCGTATATGATAGGATACCCATCAACATCCATCTCATAATACACACGTTTGCCGGCGACAGTCATTCTATATAACACAGGTGTCGGGATATCCTTTATCCATTCAGCGGCATAATACTGTTGCTCTGTCTCCAGATCATACTCAACCTCCATCTCCTCGTTAGGCTCGTTTTTAGGCTCTTCAACAGGCTTTTCCTCCTCGACCATATCTTTCTTTGGGACAGTTGATAAAACGTCTAATATGCCAAAGAAAGCGGTAAATTTAGGATCTGTATGATATGATCTTAATACTGGTAATGATGATCGCCAATAATATGACGACGCATTCTCGTCCTTTATCTTGCCTAAAATCTTGCCTAAAGCCGAACATCCTATCTCTCCATCATCCGCAATAGCCACATTGTGTCTCTCGGATAAACGAACTTTCATCTCATCAAACGATTCTTGATCGCTTATGACTTCCATGATCGTCCCATAACTATATACTGTGTCACTTATAGCCTTATATCCTAGGTCTAAAAGTAATCTTTGTTTTCTTCTATCCATGATAATAATCTGGTTTTTAATTTACCATCCTCCTCGACTTTAGGTGCGAGATCCCTCATCCTTCTGGCTGCCAACAGCCATACGTTGCCAAACTCGTCCAAGAGCCGGCTGAAATCCATCGTATCTAATAGATAATCGAATCTTGTATGCTCATCAGCCGTCAAGTAGATAATGTTATCATTATCCTCAGCAACTGATTTATATTTCCGTTTAGGGTATAAGTGGCATATGTTGCTTACCCCCGGGCATGGTATGTATGCGCCGGTAGCAGATCTCCTTGTCATACTCAACCTAGCCACATGGGCGCCAAAGAAAACGGCTAGGCTCTTCCCCTTTGGCTTGGCCTTCACCCGTATCGCCGCCCTTTCCTTTGGCGGTAGCTCCTTGGCTCTGCACGCGGGACACAACCCCTTACTCCTTATGGTTACCATCCTCCCACATCTCTCACACGGTAACATCCTACCTCTCATGCCTTTTTCTTTTTATAACTTTTGTTGAACTCCATAAGGCTCATAGCCCTATACCTCTTAAGCCTATTAATCTTACCCTCAGTCCAATCTTGATCCTTGAAGTTGATGATCGTATCGAATATCTGAGCTAGTTCCCGGATATTAAAACTCCTGTTTTGTATCTTCTTATAGAACCCCGATCTGCTATATCCTAATTTAGAAGCTAGATAAGTTTTGTTAGACAATGTGAGGATACGATAAATCGTACCCTCCATTTTACTTATCTCCATCAACTTCTCGGCTATGGACGACGTGGTTTCGTAGCTAGCTTTACTGCCTACTATCCTCATTTTTCTCCGGATTCCTGATCTTACCATCAAACTCGTAGAAGTCCATCAGTTTCTTCTCTTCCTTGATACAAGTGACAACGAAATCTGATATGGTTCCTTTCATGCCTTCCTCGAAATTCTTTTTGGCATGATCAAGGTCATTGGCCTGAACGATGTAGTTAAACGCCTTGCGTTTCTCATTGTTCGATTTCTCGTCTATCGTAATATAATCAGCCGTGACCTTATAGAACCGGTCTCCATCCATGGCAAACAATTCCGCTATCCTGAATCGTTTGATATCAACGCTAAACTCACCGGAGATGAATGGCTTCATCTCCTCTATGATTCTAGCCTCACATTCGGTATAAGAAAAGGCATCTACTAAATACTCTTCCTTTACCTTCTTCTTCATGCCGTTCTCGGCATCGGTCTCATAAGAAACCGTACATTTAAACCAATTGTGCATTTTAATCTATATTATTGTTAAACAAAGGATAATCTTTTATTCCTTCACGAATATATCTTTCCGTATCATCATCCACGCCATAAGCCTTCTTGAAAAATATCATAGCCTTATCCGTATCATTATCCACCAGTGGTAGATATTCCCTTGCAAAAAGCGACCTAAGATAGTTCATATTATCAATCCTATGTCTTATATCGGCTACTTTATCCCATATCTCGGCCCGAATTTTACTCATTTTCTTCATATTTCTCTCATATCTCTCTAGCTGGTCTTTATATTCCGCCTCAATCTTATCGTTCTTATCCTTGATAGACTTATAGGTCTCCTCGTCTTTCGTATCAAACATCGGAGTATGTTTGATATTAATTATATCCAATTTGCTGTATAGCTTTTCATTGGATACGGTGAAATCATATCTAGTCCTGTACAGATCAAAGTCACTTAAGAACTTAGCTATTTTAATAGCATCATCCTGATCAAGAACGGCTATACTCAAACCTTCTAAATAGTAGAAGAAATGTGATGGAGAAATAGGCTTATAGTCATATGTCTTCATGATTGGAGGCTCATCTATGAATCTTACGCCTTCCTCCACACATCTTGTTACGATCAATTTCTCTACCTGTTCGTCAGTAAGATTATATATCTCCTGATCGGTCATCTTATCAATTGTCTTCATCATCATCATCCTCCGACATCGTTATAGCCTTTGTAAACTTTTGTTTATAGACCTCACTCATAAGGCAGGCGAAAGTCCTATCATCCATACTAGCCATAGTATTGGCCTCTACCGTCAGATCCATCTCAATGTTCTTTACCGAGATTTCATAGTTATCATCATCTTCTTTATAGAAAATGACTTTACCACCATACTCGAAACCATCATCCTCGGCCTTAATCATATCGATGATCTTCTCTAACTCCTTTACAAATTCACTCTTTTTCATATGTGTAATTTTTATGTGTCTACAAAAGTAGACATTTTGTTTTTGAATTAAATTAAATAAACATTATTAATAGTTAATATTATTCTTTTGTTTTATCAACCATATTTTACTCCTTGATAAACTCAACACAATATTTATCCACCCTAGTTATCTCCCGATAATCATCGGCACGAATACCATATCCTTTAGGTGTATAATCACTTTATCCTCCATATATCTTAAGCCCTTTTATATTGTATTTACTTATATCAGCGCATAAATTACACCCTCCATGACAACAGCACCACGAGCAAAAAGCTAGTCGCTCCCGCTCCGGCATGCCTTGAAACTCCACCGCCGCCCTATACCATGCCGGGGATAATACCTCGACCTTTTTCGGTACGGGCGGCGTCATGAGCATCGATCGCCGCCTTCCTTTGGCATCTTCCCTACTTCTCATTTGGATTATCCTTTAACAGCTCAGTTATCTTATCTTCCTTCAACATATTTTGTTTTCTCATATTATCCACTATAAAGGTAGCGAACGCCATATCATACCTCTTCCTTAACTATCATGTATTATTCCCCCTCATCTTTTAATATTAATTTCTTCCCGATCTTTTTAATTTTTGTCGGTCTTGATAATCGATAGTCTCTTTCTATCGGTCTATTAAGTACATCATCCTTGTGCCCCTTGTATCCTTTCTCGTAAGCACTAACCCTTGCGCAAAACTCAACCACATCGCCTGGCGATAAATCAGCACTACTAAATCCTTTTGTTAAATCGAACCACAAATGATCTGATACTATTTTGCTATCAAGTGTCACATCTTGTAAAAGCATCGTTTTTACAGGTCCAATGTATCCATTCCTAAATCCAAATCTAACAAAGGTTGCTGTAAACACATGGCGTCCTTTTGATCCTATTGTTCTCAACTCTTCTCTCATCTCCTTTCTTATTTTTTATTCATAAAACCAGTAATTTTCTTCAAATACCCTTTTGTCATCTCAATAAAGTTCACGCAATCCAGCTTGCTCAACTTGTAAATCAAAGCCGGGTTATGAATTACGGCTATAATTTGTGTTTGCGGTTTATGAAATGACAATACTTTGTACAGATCCATGATATTGTCAATATCTAAATTCCTGTCCGGCTCATCCATAATGATTGTATACTCAAAATCCTTCTCCATTAATACCACATGATTGTCTTTGTAGTATTTTAAAAGATTGTCGATCCTGTTTGCCCAGAACTCATTTGACTTTTTCTTAAATTCCATAAGTTTCTGTATCGGAAACGCATACTCATCTTGGTTAAACACAAAATCAAAAAGCGAGTTCATGGCATGAAGGTTCTTCTCCCCAGAGGACCTAGATGCTCCATTCATATACAAACTTAAATTATTGATATTATCCAATATATCATCCTTTCTCATTTCAGTTTGCTGTAGGAGATGGAATACCTTCCCGATATAATCCGACTTAATACTGATCCCGTCAAGCACCTTGTCATCATCAAATATATCCGGGAAATACAATGCTTCTGACGGTAATTCAGAACACATCTTTTTCTCGCACAACATGTACTTCGATATCATATTCAGGAGGGTTGATTTCCCGCTCCCGTTCTTGCCTACAATCACATTCACGCCGGGCTTGAATATAAACTCAGAGCCATTTTTGAACGCTTTTATCTTTTGGATATATTTAAATGGAGTCTTCTTGTTGTCGTCTATCCTTATAGAAGTTATCATCTTATATGATTTTGTGTTGAATTATTTAAGCCTTTCATTAATTGCCAAATCAAATATCTTATCAAGACATTTCCTCATCTCCGCCGCCCCGATGATCGCCTTTCGATTCCCGAACGAGAGCCACGAAGTAATGAACCCACTGACCTCCGCGTCCCGCCCGGAATACCGCCTTGGGAACTGGACGGGATCGCTGGCAATAAAGTCGGCGGTTTCGTATTTGTCCGCCATGCATTTCGGCATGTCTACAAATTTGTCATTCATTGTTTATCCCTTCATTTGTTCGCATGCCAATCTTTCAAGTTCCGGTGTAACGTTGGTATTCATTATGCCTTTCAAGCAAGGGCATTGTCGCCAGACTATATCATAAATCTTTGACAATTCAATCAAAGCCTCATTGTTTGATTCAACTGTCATAATCCAATTGTCCGGCGATATCTCTATCTCCCTGCATGGTATTTCTTTCTTGCCTTTTGGCATATATCCGTTCTGATAGTCTTTTACATTACATCTACCAAAATATCTTCCAGTGAGTATTCCGTTTTCGTCCGTCTCAAACAACCCTCCTATCCATCCTATCTTATGGATGTTCTCCGTCCACGTTCGAGTGGCGAATAAAAACTTTTTTACAGGAACTTTTGAAAATGCATCAACATCATGGATACTCCCGTCCGGCTCTTTGAATATCGATGATTTTCTTTTATTCTGGCAACTCCCGTCTAAGCCTATTTTTTCCCATTCGCCATCGTCAAATCTCAAAGGAGAGATTATATCAAAACTGCAAAGTTTCTTGACGAGATTGATTTCAAATGGTGCCGAGAATCCGCTGTTACCATGAGAAGAGAACAGCGCGACAGCTTCTATTACCTGTTCGCGCATCCATTTGTTAGGACCGTCCTCTTCTTTGCTATATCCGGCTAATTCCAATTCTCTTATCGCATGTTTACATAAATTACTGTTTGCGATAATATACCGAAGAGCCTTCTTGTTGATAAGGCTCTTCTTGCTCATTTTCTTTACAATTCTTCTACTCTTTTTCATGTTTAATGTTATTTAATGTTTTAATCACCAATCTCCTCTATCATTCGTATTGTGCCATGACCATCTGTTTCGCGAAATCTTTGTACGCCACTATTTTTCGCAGGTTTGCTCGCATTCGTATTTCCCCGATACCGCCGACCGGAGACAAGGCGCCTGTATTAACACCTCTTCCCATGTTTATTCCTCCTTGTTATATAATTGCTTGTTTTTATATTCCAACATCCTTCCCATCCTCTTTAACCCAATTAACTGTATCGCAATACCAACAATACCCTGTCTTGGAATCCTTTTTATGAGAATGGGATCCACATGTGGCGCACCAATAATTATCATCCATATTGTATGTATAACTTTCATCCTCATGCATTTTGGCTATTCTAGCTACCCTATCCTCCAGCAGATCCTTTAGATAATGGCATTCGTAAGGTCTATCCTCTTCCTTTAATATATAAATATCGATATCCATCATGCTCCCCATCCTGTCCGTACACATACACTCGGCGGCATGGCGCACGTTCCCTTCCGGCATCCCCGGAACTATCTCCCGGATCACCGCCTCCATCTTCTCTTGGTATTCGGTGTCTACCTTGACCACCAAATCCTCTAATTTATCTATTAAACTCATGATCTTTTTACCTCTTTATATATAACGTCTATATCATCTTTCCTATCTACATCAATACAATGGGTATCCTTACAGTAATAATTCTTACTATTATTAAATACGCATCCTTCACAACTAGCATCACTAGATTCAACCACCTCCAGTTCTACTTCTTTCGAACCAATATTATATTTAGGTAAGGTAATTATATACAACCTTGCACCACAAAGCATGAGCGGACGCCCCGCTTCCCCGACCGCCTTACCCATACACGCCGGCTCCACCGGTAACGCCGCCCATGACATCTTGGATGTCTCTCCCGTAAATCTGATAGTGATCGCCATAGCTCTCAAATGTTACTTGATAGCTGTTTAATCCCATTCTAATTGTCTCGCAATACCTTCCATTTCACTATACGCTATCCGGTGACATCCGGCAGTCAGTATATCGTTTTCATAACGATTGAACGCCCATCTGTGACCGTTTACATCCAATACCAAATCGCGTTTGAACTGACCACCATCATGGAACACTTTAATCAATCCCCAAAGTCTTTCAGCTTCAGTTTGTTCTACTTTGATACCCTTACTGGTTTCGATTTTTCCATTCTTAATACGCAACCATACGTTCGGTTGGCCATTCTCAAGACAACGATAATACAACTGGGAAATCTCGCCAGATTTCCACATTTGTACCCGTTTTTCCAATGATTTGTTACGAGCCTCTTGTTCCTTTCTATATGTTTCTATTTTTATCTTTTCTTTTTCTTCTCTACTCTTTTCAAATCTTTTGATTCTTTCTAGGTATTTAATCCACGTACCCTCTCCACAAACTTCATCAACAATCACATTTACAGTTCCAAGTACTTCCAGTGATTGATAATTCAATAATATCTGGAAAACACGTTTTAATTCACGGATATATTCACGTTTAACCTTATCTGATCTCCGTGACAATTCATGACTCGCTCCAAGCCACTCGTTTACACTCTTTTTAAGAAGACGCTGGGGAGTTCCCATACCGAAGAACTCGATATAATCCATCATATTTTTAAATACTCCCCAAACATCACGATAAGGCAATTCAGTTCTGACCCTCTTGTATTTTTCAATAGCATCTTTAATGGATTCCAATTTACTGGTGACAAATGCCATATTACCGGTATTTGACATATTATATCCAACAGAAAACACCTTTGAACCAGTTGGTATTGCACTACGAACACAACGTTGATGTTTACAGGTAGAAGAAGAATAATACTTATCGTTAAGCAAATACGCCTTTTCACCACACTTATTTCTTACGATTCTTCCAACCTCAAAATGATAACCATAAGAATAAATACTTCTACCTTCAAAGAAAAGATTACTACCTTTTCCGGATTCTTTCTTTTCATTTGCCCATAAGTGAGCGACCATAGAGTTGTTCATATCAATATTTTTTTTGTTATACAACTACAGATTAATAATACGATATACGTTCATTACATCCGACATCTTGAATTTATCAACATCCGTATTCTTAATATCATATGTATATGAGTCAAATAAATTACTTACCGCGTTCAACCAATCATCATCTGTCGGTTCTTCTACCTCATCCATACAATCATACACATCCCAGTAATTCATGAGGATACCATTGTACGCTATTTTCGGATCAGCGTATTCTCCTCTTGACATAAAGCAGATGTTTTTGCTGGCCTCGTTGCCGGCAACTATCTTTTTGTAATCTTCTATAATCTTATTCATTTTTCTGATAGTGATTATGTGTAGACTAAAAATTACTTTAACTCAAATTTAATTCCTTCCGGGAGTTGGGAGCGATCCACGTTATTCACGAAATCATCAAACTCTTCTTGTGTGATCTTTTCCCCATAATCACACCAGTTGAAAGATAAAGTGTTCGTGTGATTATAATATATCACATTATCGGTTGACAATCCATAATCAAATACACAGAGCATTACCTTTTTGTCTGTTTCCGCATCCCTGATTATCTTATCGTATTGCTCACAAATTTCAGCACGCTTTTCCATCATCTTTGCCTTATGAGCCTCCTCCCTACGTTTTTCGATATTTTCTGCGGAATAATACCCGGCTTTAATACGCTCTTCAATAAGCAAACGTTCCTCGTCCGTTAGTGTCAGGGTAAATCTTTCTTCTTCTGGCTTATATTGATTAACCCATTTCTTTCCACATAGGTCTTCAAGTTCCGCAATAAGCTCGCCTGATTCATGTTTCCATCTATCCACAATTCCCAGATTGAAAAGCAGATACTTGAAATACATCTTATCATCCACCGCTTCAGATAATTTGGAATATTCCTTGTCTGATATACGTAAATATTCAATAGCCACAGACTTATCGCTATTCTTTATGTGATACATGCCATTTTCCACCGGATACATAGGAGCACCATAATGATTACAACAATGTAATGTTATAAACTTCGCCAATTCCGGACAATGTTTCGCAATCTCATCGTGGCAGCAGCCTCCCATATACTCTTTATATATCCCATATTCGTTTTTCCAACGAATGTCAGCGGTTATACTCCAATCACACATATTGTTATGACAATCATCATCTAACGATATCGTGACTGTTATTCTGTATTCCCTTTTGTTTTCTGTAAAGAATTTTGTACTTAAAAAAGTTAGTTTATTTGCAGTTTCCATATTTTTATGTTTAATCGTTTAACTTATGAAAAATAAAATCGGCACAATTTCCCGGAAGTGTTCCTGCATCATTATATTGATAGAACCCTTCTGTTTCCCAATCCACATCTACCGGATAGCCATCTGCGATGTTCAAGAAGTTTTTTATTTCTTGACATTCTTCTTTACATAATCCAGTATAGTCATCATTTATCAGAGCGCAAGCCCAATAAACTGGAAGCCTGTATCTTATTACCTCTATATTCATAATCTCATCAATTTACAAATTATCAATACTAAAAAAAACTCCAACAATCTATTACAATAAACTCTCCTACTCCATATTCCACAAGTGACTTAAGTGATTCTATCCCATTACAGTAATAGAAAACATTATCATTATCATCATCATTGATGCTTAATGATAATTTTATTGTCGTTCTTTGATCATCCCCTGTGTCTTTCCATACGATCTGACATTCTACGTATTCAGGTTCTTTCCCATTCTTTTTAACGAACTCGAAAAACATAGAATCAATATTTTTCTTGACTCTATCTACATCCGTTATCACTACCTCTTCCTTGCAATCCCCACAATTAGCATGCATAAAAGATTCATCAAGATAATCTATTATTTTCCCGGTGTTTGGATTTACGATCGCTTCACAAGCAATATTTGTTCCGCCACACCTTGTACATATCACTTTCATGCTATTTCATTTAATGGTTCAACATACACATCCCCATTCTCATAATAGAGTCGATCTTCATACTGATTATGATGAAGCTCCTCACGTATCGCATCTTCATTATCAGCCCAATACTCGTACTCCTCATGCCATGACTTGAAGAAGTTATCATAACATTGTCTCATCAGATCCTCTAAAGAAAAATCCTCCGGATAAGTACACCATGCATTGTAATAATCAATTATAGGTTTCAGGAGATAATAATCATAACACATCCCTGTCAATGGGCAATTATCTCCATAGTCAAACATCACCCTACTATACTTGTGCCTGTATTTGTATTTCCCATCAATATATTTACCTGACGTGGAGAAATACTTGCCCTTGATAATATATGGCATAATATTGTTGTTGATATATCTGAACAGTAATTTACCGCATAGATTCTCAGGGAATATATCACGATGATAATCTGTAGGGTGTTCATAAATAGGATCCTTGTATTTAAACTCATAACTAAAATCATATCTCTCGTATCCAACTTCCCAATTATAAACCATAGTATCTGTCATATCCTCAAAGGCTTTCATTGACTTTTTATAGTCTATGCCATAAGCATCCATACATTGCTCCATTACATTCCAGTGCTCACGCTCTATGATCCTTTCTTGTGAGTCTTTTGACAGCTCATCAAACTCATACAGTTTTAATACAATCTTTTTCATAATCCCTCCTTTTTAATATAATTAGATCCCTAACGTCAATCGAATGACATACGTACCTCCTTATGTTCACGCTTAGGGATGATCGTGGCTATTCTCACGAACCACCACAATCCAGATTCAGATATCATTCATCCTTTATCTTTACGAATGGGTTTTCTACATAAAACTCCACTACATCCTTAGATTTTATAGATGTCACTATACCGGTGGTATCCACAAATCCATCTGTTTCATCCATTGTCAAATCTTCTATTTTATCTCCCGGCAGAAAACAAAGATTATAGTCTTGATCAATATACATAATCATCTTTAACCTAACCATGTCATCAATGATGCCTTTCATTCTCTCCACGACATCCAATTGATCATTACTAAGCATTAATCTACTTTTTGATGATTCCACTAACCTTATGTCTCCATTCCTGTCAACTACAGTTAAGTCATTGAATTTATACACATCTTCACGTGTTCTGTAATATGTTTCCTTACAATAAATTTTTCCTTTATCATCTATTTCAACATCAAAATATTCCAACTTATCCTTGACAGCTCTTCCGTTTTTGTATTTCCACACATCACCTATTGGAATGAACCCATATAATGACTCAAAAACATCATATATTGATAGTCTTGTCTTAGGAATGATCTCGCCCTTTTTAAAACATTCTTCGGACGAATAAAATGATTTCCCATCTAATGTCTTCTCAGTCCTACATCCTCCCCATGTTCCTACATATCTAACTACTCCATATGTAAAACTGATCAAGATCTTATCAATCTCAAACCACTTTAATCTTCCTGACATATCGTCAAAAAGATATCCACTCTCTAGATAAACCGATAAACATTCTCTAATTTCCATAACAATTTATTTTTTTTAATTAAACAACATCATTTGCCTTGATCACTATCCGTATCAATATTATGAACAAGCTCATATAGATCATAATCACTACACTCTGCTAAACATAAAGAGAAGACGTTCCTGTCGTTAATCAGGAAATAGCTATCTTCTAATATGAAGATAGATCTTCCTACCTCTAAAAAATAGTCCCATAACTCATTGCCTCTTTTATTGCCAAACACTTTCTGAAAAGTATGACGATCTGCCTTATTCTCGAATTTACGCATCCGTCTAATCCACTCATATCCGTGCCTCACTAAATCCAAGCCGCCGGCTTCATCGAAGCTCCCGTTTTTATCAATCCATTTATTTACATCTATCAACATACTCCCTTATAATATTACATTAAACAACTCGTTTAACCTATCTATCTCACTTAGGTATTCATCTTCTTTATCAAATCCAATTTGCGTCCCTCCCTCCAATCCAAAGGACAGGGTAAAGGATATGACCCAGCCCGATCCGTCCACGGCCTGCCCCTTGGGAACCCAAGACATCACCGCTTTCTTGGATATCCACCATCTCCCTATCTGAACGAAATCAGGATAGTTGTCCATTAAATACACCATCTGATTAGCCATCTTATTAACATCATCAAAAGGCACTATATGATACTTGTTTCTTATCCTGACCTTCAAGAAGGGGTTATCCATATTATATGCCGCAAATGCTGATATCACGGAACTAGGATATCTAACTCCTTTTATTATCACCCATTTCATATATCACCCCCTCTTTATATAACATAAATTCATTGGATAAAATTTATCCGCGCTCTCTTTCCCGTCTCCTCGAAAGTTAGCCAGCCCGCATGTCAGGATGCTCACAAGGTTATCCACCACCTCCAACTCGCTCGATTTGAACCACGCCAACTGGCTGTAAGTTTCACCTATCCATATTATACTCATTTCCCCGTCCCGACTGACCTCCTTCACCAGCCCTATATGGTTTTTAGTGTCCTTAATCACATTTAATTCGTCAATATTTGTAAGCCGAACAAAATCCATCGGCCGTATCACTTTATTCTCGTCCATGTCTTTATCCTCCTATATTCTTTTTATTCTCTCAATTTACGCTTAACCTCTTTAACATATTTAGTAGAATGTAGTCCCCTATGCAATCTTATAGCCCGATCTATATCCTTGTTCGGATTATGATGAGATTGATATATCTCGAACATTTCCCTAGCCTTGATAGGATTTGTTCTATCATCATATCTATACCGCTTTTTCTCCCGTTTAAGACACAATATCCTATTAACCTCATCTACATACACCTTTTTCATCTGCCACCTCCCTAACGCCCCTGAAGTGGCGTTGTACGCCCGATCGTCATCCCTTGACTCCACGAAAGATAGGGCGGCCGCCAGCTTATCCCATACCCGTGCCTCGACCACTGCCGGCTTCGGGGCGAGGGGCATGCCTCCGTTTCCTTTTGGCGGTGTTAATATTATCATCGCCATCACAAGTAAGTATCTTATCACGTTCCCTTGTTTTTATAAAACTCCTCCCCGAATTTCACATTATCCACATAATCTTCCATACACTCATGAACAATTACATGAATATCCCCCTCCGTGTATGTTACCTCGGACATCAGCCTCTCATTGGTCATCCACCAAGAATAACTATCAATATGCCGTATCTCAAATCCATGATCATGCAACGCATACATAACATTATATCTTAAATCCCTGTCCATCATCATACACTCGTACACGATATAGCCATTGATACTTTCATAAGACCTACCGAACGTATAAACGTACCTACCCATCAACTTATACAACTCCCTTGCCATAGGATTCGGGATCGCCTCATCCATATCAAAATCCCCATCTGGATCAATAACCCACTCTACATCCCGCTCATCAATACAAGCCCTAGGCATTCCTATTGTCCGTACATAAAGACGTGATCGGTGATCCTCGCTTAACACCGTCCCGATATACTTTTCCCCTTTGGCATATCCTATATTATGGTTGCCGGTTATATTAAATACAATTTCAGCTCCTATCTTAATTTCATCCATATTCAAGATGTTTGTATCATTTGTTATCTTTTTTATACAAAAAGAGGATATAATGGCATAATATTATGATATCAAGACACGAATGCGTTATCTATCATATTATCATACATATCCTCTATACAACGTCATTTATGGCATTATATCGTATATGATGCCGCAGGCCATAAATACATCTAATTAACCCTTTTTTAAGGGCTTATTGCCATTTAGGTAACTAGCTATGCCTAATATTTTCGAAATAAGGGCTTTTTTAGCCTTATACTCATCGTTTATCCCTATTATCGCATATCTGTATACCATCCCATCCTTCGACACCTCCACGCCCACGTATTTAGGCGCAACGGCATCCCTATGTAATACGATAAACGGGCTTTTGCCGTCTAGCTCATTTATCAACTGATTAAACTGTCGCCTTGTCATCTGATAGTGATATTATTTCCATGTTATAAATACGATCTCTTTTTACCCTTATCTTCTCGCACAGCTCATCGAAGCACCCATCTTCTTCTAACCTACCAACATAATATGATACATTCGATTTAGAGCTTCCTTGAAGATATATATTTCCTCCTATATTCCTTGAGAAAAAATTAGGCAAGACCATCTTTTGCCTCTTATCCTTATTATCCATGTAAGATATAACGACAACCCATAATTCTGGCTCCCGTTCTTTTACAGATAACATGAGATCAAGACTCGATTTACCATTAATATTCCTCCTGCCAGTTTCGTTATAACGAAGAATAATATAATCATTCGCGTTATCATCCTCAACCATCACGACTATAGGGCGATCTCCCTTCCCATTATCACATAATACTCTTGGCTCTTTCCCGTTGCGGAGATACACCTTATCGTAATCTCCGTTTTTGTATATCTCAAAATCAAATTCTATCACCATATTATTTTCTCCTATTGATGTATTGTTGCGTACGTCCTTCCTCTATTTTTTCGAAATAAAACTTATTCCCATATAACCGAGTGAAGCAGATGTTATACCCGAAATGTTCCGCGCGTCTGATCTGCGCGTAACCTCTACTGATGTCATTATTATCAATCAGCGTAACAAAACAATGTGATCCTACTTCTGTATTCAAAACCAGATTTTCCCAATCTTTTACCTCCATATCAAATCTCCTTAAATAATTTTTTGTTATGATTATCGCTATTATACCATTTATCAATATTATCGTACTGCTTTGGATAAACCCCATAAGACCTACACCACCTAGGTAACGGCCCGTTCAGCACGTCTAACGCCGCCTCAAGGTCAAACGTAGCTTCCTCCTTGACACAACACCCCGATCCACTTCCACAGCTCGGTATATAAGCTCTACTATACGCTACGCTCATCCCATATTCCCCATGACTCAGATACCCGATGTTGGGTGAATCAGGGAAGGCGTAATACAACATCGTATAATCACCCTTACTCCAACCTCTATTATAAGTATCATCCTGCCATGCGAAAACCCTGCAACCGGCCTTCTTTAACTCCTCAGCCGCTTTTCTTAAAATATTATCTCCCATATCATTTATATTTAAATTATGCCAAGGCGCCGGGAACCGACCCCGAACCATATCCGCACACGTACGATCATGGTATTCCTTTCGCCCCGCCAAGGCTTGGTTCAACATTAACAAACTTTCATATCCTCACACATCTTAAAAAAGACCTCTCTTATGATCCTCTTGTACAAGATGTATATCTCATCATCATCCTCATCGAACTCCACGCCCCATGAACGTAATAAATATCTAATGTCACAATCCGCTATATGAATCCTGAATATAGACGGAACGCTCATTATGTAATCCTCAAAAGCCTTCTTAATTCCATCTCTTTTGATATGTTCTTTATACTCATTCTTGAACACACTAAGCATAAAAGATAGATATTCCCTATCATATTTAAACTGCTTACCATAATTATCTGTATCTATATGATCCAGTATATATATCTCTATAGCGTCTCTATCGTATTTTGACATACTCCTTCCTCCTCCTTTTGATATTTTATAACCTTTTTCTCCCCATACGCTTTCGCTAACTGGATAAGTTGACCGGTAAATACCTTGGTACGGTGTTTTACGATCTTATCCACCAACTCCGGGCATCTGGTTCTCCATCTATAATTAACCTCGCCCTTAGCTTTCTTCTTGTAATACCTGTAGAATGTTACGGCTACTACCACTTCTCCATTCTGCTCGAAAGCAACCAAATCGTAATTGTTGTAAACTATTTCGTTCATGTTGTTATTATTTTTATGTACTTAATCACTTCTTCTGGCAAGGATGCTAAATCCCTAACCCCTTTACCAAAATTGTATGTTTTTCTCTTCCACGGGTAATAATCCCCTACATACATCGCTATTCCTTGAGGATGGAACGGGTTCGAGCTACAACTAAATATCGGATAATATAGGGCATTATTATGATTATTACTCTTACCACTTATACACACAATAGTATATCTATCAGACGTTTTATCGCCAAAATCATATACTCTTACCTTCACTTTCATGCCATTGGCATTTGTTATAATATTATCCATATATACCTCCTTTATTGTTTGTTGTTCAATCCGACTAATCTATTTCCTTCCCATATAAGGTATATGAGCCACACCACCCACGACTCTCATTTGATACCCGAATATGATTCACAGGTTTATTCCCCGCCATACAATTAGCGTAAGATAATACCGCCGACATGCTTCTAAACCCAGAATCCATTGCTGATTTAATAAGCTTCCTATCACATCCAAATACCAATATCTTTATAACATCCTTCTCTTTTACAGTTCTTTTTACACGCATAATCTTGCCATAAAATAAATAAACATAAAATCTATTCTCTCTTTGTTATCATCCATCCTATGCCCGGTAATTTCAAAAACAACCCTACGCTTTTCTACAGTCTGTATATTATCTAACTGAATAGCTATGTAAGGATATTTCATAACTTTCTCTCTATTGATGTTATTCAAAATAGCGTTGACATCTTGCCTGCGAAAATACATATTTACCCCTATGTAGCTGGCAACCAAAAGACATTCGTCTATTATCCCATCTGTATCGAATAACAATAACATATCATCCTTCTCGATAGTATATTCCATATCAAGAATCTTAATACGTTTGCTCCCGTCCTTCTTATCAGCTATAAGAATCTCTAGCATCTCCTTATCAGTCGTAAGGATATAATACGCCTCATCCTTTGTAATATTATTACGAAGGTAAGACAGTATCTCATCTTGTAATTTTACAATCTCGTCCATGTTATTAGTATTTTATATTACCACGCCAAAGAAAAGAACGGCAGCCGACACCCGCAGCCTACCACGCCGTGACACCGCCGCCCGTTCCCCTTGGTGTTATTTCACCACCATTAACCGGTTTTAAATCCAACATTCCTCTACCTCTATCTCCATATGATCCGCCCAATCACATCTATCAACGTCCTCGCCATCCTCAAAGTAATAGTAGGCCCATACCTGTACGCCTCCTACCTCTATATATCCATCACTTTTCCATTCTATCAACCCGTCTTGCCTTACCACGTTGGTAGGCTCAGCCCCTAGCGACAGCAGATTATTTACTATACTACCGCCAAATACGTTCCTTGCTTCTTCTTTTGTCATATCACTATCAGATTTTTAATATTACACTAACGCCAAAGGGGAACGGAGACGGACGACCAGCGGGGCCAACCCCACGCCATCGCCGCCCCCGTTTTCCCTTGGTTTCCTCCGCATCACCCCATACTAATAAACAATATCCACCACCAATAACACCATACCCACCATCACTCACAACCGCCTTGCCTTGACCGGAAACTCCTACCATTTGTAAGCTTTTGCATTTGATCGGAAGATACCCCTTGCTTGAAAGGCGTTTCCCTTGCTCGAAAGGTGTTTTTCTTGTTTGTTGGTGTTTTTTCTTGTTTGGAGGTGTTTTTTTTCTTGTTTGGAGGTGTTTTTTTTTCTTGTTTGGAGGTGTTTTTTTTTTCTTGTTTGGAGGTGTCCCATCACGCAAACCCCACCCCTCCCTCGAAATCCCCACGAAATCCTAAGACCTTCCGCTACTTTGTTCCACGTGGAACGCTGATTCAGTCTAGGATATCGAGGTCTTTGTTCTTGATTGCCTTATATACTTGCTTAATACAATGTATTGATAATAAAACCAATAAAGAAACTATGATTATAGGCAGAGCGTCGCCCGTAGCTATAACATACCGCCCCAACTCAAACGCCATATACCCACAAAACAAGGCAAGCACCAAATATATAAATACACCCATAAAAATATACAATAAGTAACCACGATTTTAAAATTGAACGCAAATAATACAATTAATTGAGTATCAATAAAATAATATATATCAACCCCTAGAGCTACCTCTAAAGGAAGACAAGCCTAGATATAGATAAAAAATATACAATAAGTACCGCCTATTATATACCTTTTAGGATCGATTCACGCACAAAACCATACATAAGGGCACAATATACCCGTATGTATGGATATATATGTATACAAAATGATACACAATAAATAATTTTACTTACATATTTTCGATCAAGGCTTAAAATTTACCGCCTCATCACTTTTATATGTAAGCAAAATATATACATATGCTATCATTTTGTAAAATACAGGCACAAAAAAGCCCTTTCGTCCTATATCACTACAGTACGAAAGGGCACAAACTTTAAAATCAAATAAAAACAAACGATCTATTGCCGCAATTTGTTTGCCATGTAACTAACGCGTTTCCGCCTACATTTATCAGATTCCCTACTACAATCTAATTTATTAGACTTGTATAGCTCTTTGGTAAGCTCAACGTAGAACTCAATTTGAGACTTTCTTGCAGCGTTTAAAGCCTTTTCCTTTTTAAGTGATAGCTTTCTATTCAGATTGTCAAATTTTCTCCTATACATAATTTATTCGTTTTAAATGGCACCAATAAGAAACGGTAAGCCGGGGGACAATACGGCCGGCGTTATCGATACAGCCAGCCGAACGCCCGCACGCCCCCCTATTTTCTTTGGTTTCGTCCCTTTGCCGACAACGAAGCCGGCCAAATGCGCACATACGTTTCCCGTGATACGTACCGACAAGGCGCACTTTGTGCGCCAATTTAACCGCACAAAATACCCTTGTAAGGGCCGTTATTTTGCTATTACATATAACGCATAAGTACTTAAGCAACCTTAAACGTCATTGCCTTGATATATTGGCACGGTTATAACACCGTTATGCACTCCATACGTGCTACTCTAGCAACGTATAGACATACGCCCTATATATGCGTATATACACCAATGTACCCCGTGTTTTTACACGGCCTACTAGGTTGACCTAGCGTATTTACCGGATTGATATAAACCAAAAGATAATAGCACTATCCTGGACTAGGATAGCGCTTAAACCACATTGTTAATTGGCAGCCTATCTACACAGGCTATCGTAACACTACCCACCTGTGTATGTTTATACCAATAAATTAAAGATCATACCTGTTTAGTCTAGTCCAGTGGCACGACGGGGACGTACAGGTGTTGCCACCATAACGCCCCTATATATAGAGATATAGGGGCAAATGATACTATCTATCATTTTTAGGGTGAGTTAGGTAGTATGTGATACATTTTGCAATGAGACTAAATGTATACCGCTTTACTGGCACGGCACATTTTACGATACGTTTATCATTGCCGTTAAATGTCTCATAATATATACCAAAATCGTACTCTACAGGTTCACTGTATCCAAAACGTTTATGAGACGAGCCGAGTATTGCCATATCCTCTATTTCACTCATTTTAAGCTTTTTGTTTTTATCCTGTTCGTTTTTATCATAGTATTCACGCTCTACTTCCTTGTATGCGCAAAACGTATTATTTACTCGTGGGAGTATTTCTTTGCAAAGTTGTATTACTACTTCTTTGTCTTTAGCTAAAGCAACCAAAGCGGGAACGACTTCCTTTGATACTTTAATATCATTTTCTTTTAGTATGTCGTTTATTTCTTTACCAGATTTAAACAGGTTGCACCAAGCTTTTACTGCACCTGTTAATGTCTTTTCGTTTGATTTTTTAACTTCATTTTGTACTTTGTTAATTTCTTTACTTATCATATACTTTGCCTATACCTTTAGGACTTATAATGGCACCTGGTACGCCTTGTTTGTTAATGCTGTTATCTTTCAGGAGCAAATATACTACATGTTTTATTGTCCAACAAATATTTTGCAATAAAAATTCGACGATTATATGTAATAAATCTAATCAAATGTAAACATATATTAAAATATTGATTTATATGATTGACAATCAACAAGTTAAACACAAAATAATCATTCTTTTTTCGGCTAGCAGATCGTTTGCCGTTCCTGTTTCCCGTTCTTCGTGGATTGGGGGGGCTGGTCCAAAAACGGCAGCCCGGCCGGGCCGATTTCGGGGAGGTGGTCCGTCCCGCATATCCCCCTCCCATCATACCCCACCCCATCTCTCCAATAATGTCCCGCATATCCCCCTCCCATCATACCCCACCCCATCTCTCCAATAATGTCCCGCATATCCCCCTCCCATCATACCCCACCCCATCTCTCCAATAATGTCCCGCATATCATCCTCCCCGAATATCCCTCATACTTCCTAACAACCATATCACCTTCCATCTCATTTAATTTGTTATATTTGCGATATAATTAAAACATAATATATTATGAATAAAGAAGTTAAATACATGATGGGGGGGGGG